AATGTCCAGAATACAATCAGTATAAACCCTATGATGATCATGATGCAAGTATCTCAGCAAGTAACATTTCTTTCTGCTCTGTTGTCAGATACTTTGCACGAACAATTATTGAATTGTGCTTACGTGTCACAGCACCAAAGATTGTATCTGCCTTATTCTCAGCATCTTTGATACGTTGCAGCAGTTCTTTACGTTCACTGTTGAGCAATGGAAGCTCTAAACTCTCAGTATCCCCTCCAATAGTGAACACTGTCCCTGCAATCAACACCTTGTCACCCTTCTTATAAGTCATGGAAGAATCATAAGGAGGTACACTCTTTTTATTAGCCATTGTCTTTTCTCCTAAACTGAATTATGTAAGCCGAGTGAATCTGTATAACCCTCATGCAAATCACTATAAGCACTAATCTGCTCATAAATTGTAAGTTGTTCAGCCATTTTAATAAGCTTTTTACACTGCTGAATGCTTGTCATAAGCCCTGAACACCCTACACGCTTAAATTCATCATCACTCACTTTGGATGCTGATATTTGCAGTTGAAATAGGATATTGTTCAAGGCTGACAGCTGTTCTTCACTAGTTAAGATGTTCATTTTGTACTCTCTTTGTTTTTTGAACTCTTTCTGTTCAAACTTTTATCAAAACTCCAATTGAAAATACCCCACCAACCGCTACCACCTATAGAGAAAGACTCACACGATTTTCCTCTAAATATCCACCTAAATGGGTAAGTTGTGAAACTTCCCAGAAATTGTTTTAATACAGTTTTATAGCTGCAACCTGCTTTGTAATATAAAACTGTTTCAAACAGGCCCGCACTGACGCCTCTTAGAACAGGTCTGCAAACAAAGCCAAATATAATTGTCAAACACAAATAACCAAAAATCATTGCTAAGATATTCATTTCTTCACCTCAAAATACCAAATCTTGTAATTAGAAACCCAAGCTCCCAGCGTAGAGCTATAGGTTTCATGAATCTCAAAAGGTCTGCCTTCTTTTGAAGCCACTAGACATTCTGCTTTTAGAATCTCTTCATTCTTACTGAATCTGGTGACGCTACTTGATGCAAGGAATAGGTCTTTCATTTCTCCTCCTTCAACCACCAAGTCCAAGGATCACCATACAAGGCACCACCAGCAAACATGGATAAAATTGGTAGCATTACAACGTAGTATATTATAAATTCCATCATTCTTTCTCTCCAAATAAACTATTCACCCAGAATATAGCAAAAGGAATACTAAGCAACATCCAGAACGGCCCTACTAAACTGAAGAATAACAGAACAATGACATCTATGCCACTAATTCCATGTCCATCTAGACGAATGGCGAGGGCAATGAAGATTGAGCCTAGGATTCCCATGGCATACCAAGCTAGGATTGATGTAAGCATGCTTGTTCTCCTATTTCAATTAATGACTCTATTTGTGCTAATAGATTTTTAATATCATTGTTTTCAGGGATGTCCAATTTCTTTGCAATTTTGGACATACGCTTATCTACTTTGGCTAGATCAACCAAAAGGAGGTTGAGCTGTCGGTTTAGTTGGGCTTTGGTCATTCTACCTCCTTACCCAGGATCGGTTTAAGAAACTGCTGCTCAAACTCAGGACGTATAAACTTAATTTGATTTTTATAAGCTTTCAGCAAGCCATTCTTTGTGCAATGCACATAAACCCTTTCCACCAACTTGCAAGCTTGGGCTTTAGTGAGGGTGTAGGCATCGATTTGGAAACATTTTTCATAGTAGCAGCCAGTAAGCTTACCGATGCGGCTGATTTCAGGTACAAAATTAACACCGTCAATAGTCTTAATCCAACTACTGTCGTGCAACTTAACTGCTGTATTGAAACTAATCACTTCGCAACCTTTAAATCCACAGCCATACTTTGCACCAAATGTGCTACGAAAAGCTGGGTAGTAGTCATAGCCAAGTGCATCCATAAACTCAATCACTGAACGAATCTGGATTTGTTTACTGTCTACATAAGTGTAGCCTTCAGTGTTAATAGGACTACCTTTGGTTTCTTTGTAATGTTGAAGCTGTTCTTTACGGTTCATTTCACTTTCCTCTGGTTAAAATAAAAGCCCGATATACGTCCTCTGTTTAAAGATTATCGTACATTCGGGCTAGTTGGTCAAGCTTTGTTTTCATCATACTTTTCTATTAGAACATTTGCCCTAGTAAGAAATGTTAATGATGACGTGTCTCTATACTCTTCTTTGTAAACAACCTTTTTAATGCCAGCTTGCACAATAAGATTAGAACAGGACTGACAAGGACTCAATGAGCAGAATAATGTACTCCCTTTTAAACTCACTCCTGCACGGGTAGCCTTCATAATTGCATTAGATTCTGAGTGAAGAACGTGTGAAAAAGTTACCCCTTGATCATCCTCACATTTATTGTCAAAACCGCTAGGCGTCCCATTCCACCCAATAAGAAGTACGTCATCTGGTGTGATTAAGACACTTCCCACCTTCTTACGCTCAGCCTGTGAACATTCTCCCACCCTTGAACACATGTCAGCATACAAGTGATACTCTCGATCCTTCATTCTCCCATTACCACTGAGAAGTAATCACTAGGGTCTTGGTCATAGTCATCTGAACAAGTTTGTGCAGTGAGCATTTCTTGCAACTGATAGTGATCTGATTGATCAAGATCCAACAAGTCTGAAAAGCAAAAATCTAGCATATTTATCTCTCCCAAGATTATAAATTAAGTTGTATTTTACTACTTACCAACTATCATAGTCTGTAAGAGTGATACCAATTTCCAACTCAGGACATTCTATCGCACTATTCTGACCAATACCAGAAGAACGTGAAAATAAGTATTGAAATGTTAAAGTCCTCTTTGTATCTACACTAGAGCATGTGTATCCTTCGATTAAGTGACACATTTCAATAAACTCTTTGGCTTTCTTCTCTTCACTTTCGTTTAATTTAAATTCTGTCATATCAATAATCCTCTTTCTTGTATTTGCAAGTTTCTTTAGAAAGGTCTTGATTGAAATCTACAAAAACATTATCTCCTATGTTTTTCTTTACGATGAATGCACACCCGGTTTTATCCCATAAGGTTTTACCAGCAGTGTACTTTGCATCTGGATCAAGACCACAAGCTGTTATCATAAAGCATATGATGACCATAATCAAGTGTTTCATCATTTTTTCCTCGTGGCTGTGCCTCGACAGCTTAATTCACCTGACTCAGATCGACTGACTGTCTTCTGAAGTTTACTTGCAACAATTGTGTACCGACCTTTTGAGTATACAGAGTCTACATAGTCTTGTGCAATAGCTCTTGATGAAGTATGTACAAAAATATATTCCCCCATCGCATTCTGAATGTAAAAGGTGGCTGGTGGAATGAACAGATAGTCTGTGAACGTCGCATAATCTACAATTGTAATCTTCAACTTTTTTTCTTTAGCTACCATAAATCTCTCCTAAGCACATCCTTGTGCTACTTCTGTATAATCACTCTATAGTCGTCTATAATTGGCTATAAAAGATTATTCTGGTTGGGTTGGTGGATTTGCTTTCTTGCGAGAAGCTTTCTTTTTCTCAGGCTTAGGAGCAAGAGCTAAAGCAACTGCTGCATCCACTTTTTCTTGAATGACATCCTCAAGAGAAAATTCTTCCAAACCTAAATCCTCACCTTCCGGTTGCATATCAGACCCGCATAAAGGGTCTCCACACTGACATGGCATATTTGCACGCAATTCATCACGATACTCTTTGTATTTAGGAAGACGTTCACGCAATTCATCTGCAAAGAAGTAAAGATCTTTTCCGTCCAAAACTTGCTGAAGCTCAACAGAATTTAGAAAGCCATTATAGGTGCGTTCAATCCACTCACGATTGAGACGTTCAGTATAACTCACTGACAAACGTACATCAATCTCTTTACCCCAACCCGGAGAATACGAGCAGGCGTGGATCATGGCTGTTGAACTATCATCAATAACCCAATCATCAGCCTGCAACATTAAGGCTGATGCCGCACTTGCGCAAGTCATACCAATCTCAACAACAATAGGTGCCTTACATTCATTCATACGACGGCACAAGAAATCACATGTTTCAAGGCTGCCACCTGGGCTCGACAGTTGAATAAAAATTAAATCATGCTCAGAGGCTTCTTCCAAAGCCATAATTTCTTCTTCAAAATCGTCAATTTCAGTAATAGGGCGAGCAATACGGATTTTGTATTCGTGATTATTAAATGCACGAGTCATCACACGCTTTGGTTGCATAAACGGAATTAGTTCTGTCATTTTTATTTCCTCAGTCAGTGATTTCTACTTCGTATCTATGGAGTGCTTCATACACACGATTATCAATAAGGTGTTTGTACTTTTCAGCTTGTCGTTTGATTATAACTTCTTTGTTTACTTTATACCAATTAAAACACTCTTCAATTGTCCCTCCACCACAACCCGTAATACGCTTGCCAAGGTCTGGATCACAAACACTAGCGTGCAGGCTCCAGTTGCCCTGCCGGGTTTTATACCGCATCACACCAATTGGATAATCTCCACGTCCAGCTTCCCTCTTAGTAAATAGGGCGTTTAACTGGCTTGGCACGTAAGCGCAAAACTCAGGTGAGTACACCTTATTACCTTTGCAAATAATATCTTTGTCTAATTGCCATCTAGGTGTCCTTGAACCCATTTGATATTTTGCCCACTCATAAAAATTTGCAAAAGTGTACCACTCTTCTGTAATACTGCACTGTCTGTACGTTGGTCTTTTATCTAATGCTTTGGTAACATGAACTCGCTCTATCATCCCTGACCATGTCATGTAAATAGGTTTGCATGTGTGCCAATCATCTGAAGGCTCTCCATAACAACCAACACCATATACGCTTTTATGGTAAGGGTTAGCAATCTGACCTAACTTACAGCTCTGTTGAGTTGTTTTTACCCTTCCTTTGAACTCATCCAAAAATTCAACAGTTAGATTGGAGTGCTTTACATATTCTACTATTTTTACTCTATAACCTTCATTGGTGTCAAATTCATCCCCTACACAAACAGAAGGAGCATATCCAGGTTTCTTATGTGTACAGCCACAGCACCTTGTGCCTTGCCTCAAAGATTTTATCTGATGCTTTACAATATTGCCACAGGCACATTCTAGCAGAAACATTCTTACAGGTGCCTTACCTGTAGTTTTTGGTTCAATTTCTTTGATAACAGACAACTGCCCAAATTTATACCCTTCTTCAAAAATTTCACGAGTTGGTTTCCTGTAACACAAACACATACGAGTTTTCAAACTGTCTTTGCGAACCCTACTTAGATGATCTCCACAGTCTGCGCACTCAGCTTCAACATATTTATGATTCTTTTCCTCAATTTCTGAGTAAATTTTCCATCTACTACTATCGATATCCATAATCACCCCTCATTAGCTCTATCTTTCATCATCCCAATTGCAATATCTCGAACCAGACCGCCGCGAACAATATCCGAAGGGTCAGAGAAATCAATTACTGCAACTCCTTTCAAATTGTGACGCTCCGCAAAAGACATAAACCATTCAAGACCCGACTCACCTCGAATATCCTTCTGTAAAATGTCCCCGCACAGAATGAGCTTACACTGGTCGGAAACTCTCGTCACAATACTTTGCATTTCTTCTTTAGTAGTTTGCTGTGCTTCATCAATTACCAAGTATGATGGCAAATCAAAAGACCGCCCACGAATACTTTCAACTTCTTGTACCTGAATTTCACCAGACTCTCCATCCTTCAGTGCAATCTCATAAGCTCCTGCCCCAATACGAGATTTAATAGTATCTAGTACGTTACGCACATACGGATAGAGTTTTTGAAGTGAACTCCCGGGTTTAAATCCTGATGTTTTACCTGTTTGAACATACGCACGAGCTACAATGATCTGTTTAATTTCATTTTTACGAAACTTATCAGCAGCAACCACAGCTGCACAAAAGGTTTTTCCCGTACCATGCAAGCCAAGGCATACAATTGCTTTGACTTCAGGATCTTCCAATAGACGGAAGTATTCTTTCTGTTTTGCAGTTTTAGCTGTCACAGGTGGTGGATTATTACGTTCTTCTAGGAACTTCTCTTTAACTTCAGGTTTAACACCACCATTTCGAGTTGATTTAGTCCTTTTTCTAGGTACGAGCACATCTTCACCATTGATAGGGACTACGAAATTTCTATTTGATGCACCCATACATTCACCTCTTCATCAATTAATTTAATTTACCACTCTCACATCTTACTACAACTTCCCCACTTGTCAAACTATTTCTTCTCCTTTACAGCCTTCAAAGTATCTTCAGCAGCCTTAAGTGATTCCTTAGCTTTCTTGACAGCCTCTTCTGCTTGCAGTTCCTCTCGTGTCTTACTTATAAAAATTACTCTTTCAAAAGTAAGTTCCCTAGCCCCACCACTCTCCTGATAATCCTGAGTTAAATAATATTTATGAACAGCTTCTTTAACTTTTATTTCAATAATTCCGCCGTTTACCCCAGCCATAAGGTTACGGGAATATAGTTGTTCATTATCATATATCTTAATAATATTATTAGGGCCGTATTTAAGTTTCATGCCGTTACCCTCCCAAAACATATTAATTCAACCTCCCCGATTCATTCTGCGTCAACACCAATTCCAACAAGTCAGCAATGCTCCTAGTACACGCTAACACTGATGCGGCTACGGCAGTGTCATATTTCTTAACCAATTCACTTGCAAGTATTTCCTCCACCACTTGTTGCTCATCTGGGGTGATACGTGAATATAGCTCTTTGTTGAACTGCACACTGAGTTTATCAAAAGATAGTTGGTCAAACATGTCGAGTACAGCAGGACTGTCACGATAGGCTGCATATAGGGATTGCTTAAGAAGATTACTCATGACACAAACTCTCCCAGATAAAAAGCCTTTGTATAGAATTCTGGTGCAGGACCAGTTCCGGGATACCTACGGCTTACTTCGCCAATAGCTTTAAAGGCTTCTTCCTCTGTTGAATATTCAACAATATAGTCTCGACAATCCGATGGGCTCCAAAGGTCACGATCTTGGAATTTTACTTTGTATACTTTATTCATTATAATTAACCCTCTTACTCAAGTCAAAAATACATTGACCACTACCACCACAGGAATCACTAAGCGTAACTATCATGTAGCCATCTAGTTCTTGTGGTTCATCCAGATTCATTTCTGAGTAGGTTTCTCCCTCTCCGTTAAAAAGGTGTTCCTCATTATTTTCACTATTCCACGAAACAGTGTTGCCATCAAAGTTCCAAATGTAGTTAGTACAATCTTCTGGCATTGTGATCAGACCAGCTTGGTAAAATTTATCTAAGATATTCATTCTTCCACCTTATACAAAATCGCATTATTCCAAACACAAGGGTAGTTTACAAATTCTCTTGTATCAATTACCCCATGCACACGAATACCACTTTCAGTGTAGCCACTAGTTAGCACATCAAACCCTTCTCGTGTAGGCATCGGAACAAAGTCCTCATCCATTGCTACATCACCAAGCATTCCTAGATTAATTGTCATTTTGCTTCTCCTCAAATACAGTCACAATATCAGAATAGTCGTAATTGCAATCTTCTACGTTTTTATCCCAATCTAGTGTTGCAACATATTCAAAAATACCATGAGGGTCTGAATCGTTATGCTCTAAATCAATAACAGCTAGAACATTTTTCATATAATTTGTTGGACATGTGTGTTCATTATAGTAGTATTCATGATTGCTTTCGGCATCAGAGAAAGACATCCCCTCAACTACCAAACCCACATTACCGTTTTTAAGCAACACAATGTTTTTATTTACACGCTCTCCGATTGCTTGGGTAAACACCTCACCACTTTTTTTAAAAATAATACGATAACGTTCACCACAACTATCACAATACCAAGAAGTTGAAATATCAGTATTCAATAGATGGTCAATACTACTTGTTTGTTTTTCACAACATGGACATACAGCATAGTTTTTTGTTTCTACCACAGGTATCATTTGTTTCATTCTATATACTCCACTTCAACGACATGATAGCCATGAAAGTCATCTGTTGTATTCAAATCATAATCGGGATACTTTGCTGAAATGTCTTCAAAGGCTTTCTCCTCAACCTCATTGATCATTTCCTCATACTTATCCCAACCTTCGCTGTCATAATCATCCACTGGCTTTTTAATGTCAATAGATAATTCTGAAATAAGCTTCTGATATTCATTGTCAATAACCTTGTCATATTTGCAAGGTGTCACTGAAATATATTTATCAGCATCTTCTTTCTTTGCAAATGCCTGCACAGGCCAGATCATGTAGTCATCATACATTCCAGCGGCTGCTTGGACTAAGTAGATTTTATTCATTGCTTTTGCTCCAAATGGAATTCCATAATCAACGCTCCAAGGCTACGTGAGTTCCAAGTAGGATTCAACGTTACCAATTCATTCAAATTACTGCAACCTGTTGTCTCCAAAAACTCTTTGATATCAACGCCCAGATTTTTAGCAACCTTACGAATTCCTTTGGCTCCGATATCGTGCTTCTGGGGAAGACGGATATTCAGTTCACTAGCTTTAGCGGCCCAGTAGGGCTCATCCACGTAAATGAGTTTAAGATTCTTCTCAGCATACACTTTCTTAGCATCTCTTGACGCTTGAGCTTTCTGCTGAGAAATTAGGCGTTCTTCTGCATTCATGCTTGGGAGGTTACTCATTAGCTGATTGCTCCTGTGCCCACTTGACTCCAGCAAGGAAAGCTTTTTCTAGCTCTTCTTTCTCATCAAGACCTTCCCAATCTGCCAAGTCACCCAAAGTCACATTCATCTCTTCTCCATGCCAATCCCACCAAGTACGTGGGGATTTCAAGTATTCCTTAAAAGCTTCAAATTTATCCACCATTCTCTCCTAAATAAACCTATTGATTTTAACACCATAAAACAACGCTACTATGTGGGGTCTGTGTACTGCATCAAAATTATCTTTAACGCAGCTAATCATACCACATTTTCCCACGATATCTACTATATTACGTCGTTTCTGAGGGGTATTTCCTCCACTCTTTCTCTAACAGCAATTTATAGTGATCATGATAGATCAAACCGCGAGTTTTACACTTCAAAGCCAGTCTACGTGAAATACCTTCTTGTTTACCTTTTCCGGGGTAGAAGAAAAACTTATCCCACGCATTAGCTTGCTTTATGAAATCTTCAGCCAAACCATACCACTTCTCTAACACAACTTTAGCATGCTCAAGATGCCACGTTGATGTTTTCATTTATTCATCTCCCAACATAATCTCAACAGCCTTCTTCACATGCACAGGAATATTCCCCAATGCTATCTCCCCCACTTCCCCTGCACTCCCTCCATTAACATAGCCTATGTACTCCACTTTAGCAATAGTGTTGTCAGTATTAATGTGGACAATGTATGTTGATTCCTCTGAAGGGGAGGATATTCGTATGTGGATTGTTTTCATTGATCACCCTTCATAAGTTTCAAACACTCTGCACGCATTGGTGAAAACATCCACTGATGCTTTTCATTTGGCATAGCATTGTCATTTTCTTTAACCAAACGACTTAGCATATCTTTTATGCTATCCAATTCTTTATCAAGTTTCTGGATGTCCTCATCTTGCTCATCAACACACTGATCCAGCAGGTTAAGGACCAAAATAACTTCCTCTTTAGTTGCCTTAATTTCAGGATGACCACCAGCAGCTTGCCACACTTCTTGCAAGGAAATCATTTCACAATTCTCATAATCTTTCATTTCAGATTTCCTTCATCGAAGACATCAAAGTCAGGATATTTTATAAAATCAATTTTCTTAGGCCATTCCCATTCTGCTTCATAGGCATTGGTTCCATTAACTTCCATATCCTCTTGAGAATTTCTGTGTAAAGTCCAATTACTGCACTCTTCATACTTGCTTTCCAGCATCCACCTATTGGCAATCACTGGTAACATCTCCAAAAACTTCTCAATCGTGTAGTCATAATTCTTAAGCTCACTGTGGAATTTAACAAGACTGCCTTGAGCATATTTTATGCTGTCACCGGAAAAAGGTATCCAATGTAGTCGGCTGTACCCAACATAAGGTTTAACTTCCACCACTAACTCAGCAACCTTCTCCCAACTAGTCACGAATGCCTCGGCAATCTCTCGTGACTTGAACTCTACCGTACCTTGCAGTTCTGTATACATCCCCATTACATATTCTCCTTTACGTATTTCTCAGCAGACCTTCCCGTCACATACCAGTCCATCATTTTGCTGTAGTCTTTCTTTGAAAGCTCAGTGTCAGGGACAAGTTCTTTGACAGATTGCACAAATGCTATCCATCCGTTTTGTGTGGGAGGGGTGGTTTTCACAAGTAGCACTCCGAGTATAGAACACCCTCTGTGAACACTTCTTTAATTTGACCGGCACCATTTGCCACACCCCAAGCCTCCTCTCGTGACATCCACACTCCCCACTGATCTACAAATCCTTGATCTGTTGCTACAGAATGTGCCTTACAGTCAATGTTCAGGTTATCAATAGTCATTCGCATGATTGGGCAGAAATGTTCATTGCCTACGATCAGATGTCCATCTACAATACAAGCTGCCATGCTCACCACACGCTGTACATTATTAAACCTCTCCCACACAGGTATGTAAGATCCATCTGTCATACCATGAACCCATGACAAGTGGTTCAGGAATTCACTACCGTATTTAGTAATCTCTTGCATAATTTTCTCCGCACACATTTGTGCATTTCTGTTTGTCTGTAGCCATTCTAAGGTATACTTGTGGAATGTGCAAGGGGAATCTAAAGCATTCTGTCATAAGAATGAAAAACATCTGTTGCCTTCTGAGCACAGCCATATTCTCTTTTAGCTCTTTTCCAATAAGTCTGGAAAAGCTCCCTTGCACGGGTGCTGTCAAACCTATTCTTTTGCACCCTTTTTGCAAACTTCCAAGCGATGTACTCTTCTTTCATCGTATCCGCCACAGATTGCTCATACTCAGCACAAGACTTTGCACGATAATACATTCTACGGTGTCTTAAGATGTGTCCAACCTCGTGCAGAAAAGAATCCATGAAACCTTGATAGAATGGGTTGATAAACACTGTACACTCTGTTTTCTTGTAATCTTTATAATAAGTCATTTTGAATTCAGCATGAGACAATCTGAAGACTGGCATCCACAGAATATTGTATTTCCTGCACAGCTTGTAAGCGTAAATCCATTGTGCTAGCTTGTTCATGTCAATCACCTATGTGTTGTGTATGGCATGATTTTATCTGAGGATAGTGCTGTGTGCAAGGGGAATTTGAGATTATTTTTAGGAGGGCATCATAGATGCTGTTGGATATTATTTGTGAAGAAAGGGGTTGACGTGGGGAGAAAGCGTGGTATTCTGTGTCTTATCTGTGGGAGAGCAGTAAGGTTTCTTTGGAGAAAGTACCGAGTAGCAAGGGGTACAAACCCATATAAACCGTGGGCTGTAGGCTAGTTTGTGTACTGGAATACATGTATCTAGTATCACCACTATCTATCTACTAATATTTACAACCAATAGGAGGAGAGTAGTTGATTTATGAATTAAGTAAGATGAAAGAATCAGAAGTATATTCTACTAATCTAAGATGTGTAAGAAGCTATATTTATTATCATGAATCTAAATACTACAAGAAGATAGTAGATCATATACTAGAGCATACAGAGGAAAGATGGGAAGAAGCAGTTAGATGGTGGATAAGTAATAGTGCTCGTGCCATTAAACATAAGGCTACTGGATTTGTATTTAGCTTAGATAAGAATACATATACCAAATCTGTTCAAGGTATTGGATACAGGAAAGTTAAATCTTTAGTTGATTTTCTTGAGCAAAAGGGTTATATTGATCTTTATAAAGGTTATGTGAAGTCTTGGAAAACAGTTAACGGTAAACCAAAACCTGATGTTGTTGTTCCCTCATGCCTGATATTTCGTAAGCGAACACTAGATATGTGGGAAGGAGTGGACGTTTCCTATAACCTATGGCGAGACCTTGAAGAAAGTGATCTTGCTATCATTCGTAATCGGGAGACTAAAGAATTAATGTCTACTCGTGGTCACAAAGGTTTTAAAGATATCAAATCTGAGGTGAGGAACATGAATAACAGTTTGGAAGGTGCAGACATTACATTCGATGGTAAGCCAATTGCTGATGTTGCATATCGTCGTATCTTCAGTGGTGATTTGGATAAAGGTGGTAGACTGTACACGCTCGGTGGTGGTGTCCAACTTCTTCCACAACACATTAGGGCATCGTCCTTAAGGATTGATGGTGAAGCTGTAGTTGAGCTAGACTACTCAGCTATTCACCCCAGTATCTGCTACCAACAGATGTATAATAACGATGGCTTTAATATTTATGATGTAATGGGAACTGAGTTCTCCCCTTATGATGCTGACTTATCATTCGTTAAAGTGGATGAGAAGCTAAAAGATCAATGGGAAACATTGACGGGTAAGAAGCACAATCCTAGGCGTTCACTGGCAAAGCTTGGAATTCTTATTGGTATGAATTCCGACGATATGAACAGCGCAGCGTGGACACTTGGTAACAAGGTGAAGCTTGACAGAGAGAAAGAGGTGGAAGACCAAGAGTTTTATGCTTTAGTTGGTAAGACAGACTACGGTAAAGTGTTAGAAGCTGTGAGAAGCCATAACGATTTTATTAGAGATATGTTCTTTAATGATGGCGGCATTATGCTTCAGAATATTGACAGCAAGATTATGATGAACATTGTTGGTGCAATGGGTGAGAAAGGTCATGCTGTTTTAGCCTATCACGACAGTGTTTTGGTTAAGGAGTCAGCAGAAGATGATTTGAGAGAAGCTATGTTTACAGCATGGAAAACAGTCTTAAGTGATACAACATTTTGTAAGGTGGATAAGAAATGAAAATCAATATTGAAGATGTCCTAGCAGCACAAGCTGTCCGACACGAAATAAACAATCAGGATATTTATGGCATTGAGTGGTATCAAGATGGTAAAAAGCTAAATATTCCAGACTCAGTATTAGAATCTTGGAGATTCACTGGATTGTCCAACACTGATTTTGTTAACTTTTGTTTGGATGAGATTGAATAATATAAAATAACACTTGACACGTCCGCGTGTCATTGGTAATATCTATTAATCAAACAAAACTAAATTAAGGAATTAATAATGTCACGCTGTCTCTGCTGCAACATTGAGATGAAGTGGAGAGATTTTAAAATGTTGCAGGATGATGGTAGTGAGGAAAATCTTTGCTCAAGTTGTCTTTCAATTGCTTACTCCCCAAATCATTGCAAAACCCATTTTTATCAATTTGAAGATATCACTGAGGTATTTTTTGATGAAGGCATCACTAGACCTAAGCTATTAAACGATTAATGCTTGCAATATGTTATAATATACGGTATAATTATTTGCCACTTGTGTTCTGGGTGGTGAAAAAAGAATTCCCTTACGTGATATGGCACAACTTTGGCGATTTCCATATGCTTGTCGGCAGGGTGAGAAGTAAGAGAATAAAAAGTTAGGAATATCTGTTCTGTAAAGACAGATTCATTGAATACTTATTTGGCCTCCGTAAGTTAGTAGGTGATGTGACATTCCTGATAAGCCGTCTTATAAGAAACAGTACACAAACCCATCTCGCTAACGTTTGTGTGTATGCTTTGCAAGGTGCAAGATAGGGCGTAAAATAATAGAGTATTCTATCAATTCCGCCGTAGCCCGCACATGCGGAACTAATTATTGGCGATTAGCTCAGTAGGTAGAGCGAGTGACTGTTAATCACTATGTCCCAGATTCGAGTTCTGGATCGCCAGCCAAGCATGCAGTTCGATTCTGCTCGTTAGCTGAGGGTTGGTACGAAATTGGGTTCGATTCCCTGATTATCCGTTTGGTGACGGAAGCTTGACTGATGGAAAGACATCATTAATTCTAGTTTCACCCAGCACAGAGCCAGAAGTAAATTCTACATAAATCTGTGTTGTCCTCAAACCAACAACATTTTCTCTCCTCCTATCTTCAGTGTTGTCGGTTTATTGTGTCTTCTAAGTTGCTATCTCCCGATTTAGAAGACATTTCTTTAAGTGCTGTTTATCGCTCAGCGAACACAATCTAATTGTACCCTAACAGCCTTTAAATAAGTGTATGCACACATAGGAAATTAATCATGGCTAACAAGACTCCTAACAAAGACACTAGATTTGATGGTCCTAAGTCAAATCGTAATACAAAAAATAATAGTAAGGTTCGCATCACTAAGTCCAAACTTCGAGCTACTGCCGAAAAGCTTAGAGAAATCGAGCCTACTGCACTTGAGAATATAAAGAAAAGTGTAGAAGGTGATAAGGTTGAGCAACAGCAATTGGATTCTTCCAAGTGGATCGTGTCTAGCATCATTGCGCTAGACCGTGCAGCCTCACAGGAAGAAGCATCTCTTACTAAGATTCGTCTTGAAGGCAAGCGTGATGAGTCTGAGGAAGATGAAGAAAACGTTGCAGAGATTGTAAAGCTTGTGCCTAGGTTGAAGCTTACGTTTGATGAGCCTGAAGAAAAATAATAATAAAAGGAAACAACAATGAACCTCATTCTAATCCTATTGATTTTACTTCTCCTACTCCCAGCTTTGGGTGTGTACACAGTTGCCGTAAGTTTTGGATTGGTAATCAAGATCCTTTTGGTTATTCTCATTGTTGGCCTGATTTTGAATGTGCTTGGTGGCAATCGAAACTTTTGGTTTTAAACAAATAGTTTTTAAATTTAAACTATTCAAATTACTCTTGATGATAGAGAGATATAAGAATAGGAAATGAATCAAGATTGTCTGGTAATACCACAATAATTAAAAAACGGATGCACTATGACACCAGATGAGAAGTACACAATAATTTCAAGGGTTGGTCCAGCTGCTGCTGCCCTATCTGGTGTCTACGGAGACGATCAGCTCGATACATATAAGCTAACCAAGAATCTTTTTGGTAGATTTAAAACTGTAGCACCTTCAACAGATCCTATTACCTTCAATATGATGACAGAAGTTGAAACTGACTTTATGTCTGTACGTATTGCTATTCCAAACCTGCATACAAGTGCTGTGGCAGGCGTTAAGGTTAGCGTCTCTGTCTCATCTGAAAACTTTGTAGAAGACTTTGCAACAAAGGTTGATTCTGTTAATGGAAGCCCTTGGATTGATGCAACGTTCAAAGGAGCTACTTCAGTGAGTCTTCCTGTAGCCCTAGGAACGGATCGTCCATCTTGGACTTACACCGACATTATCCCTGTTCAAAGTGTCCCCACTACAAGCACAACACGTACAAAACCTTTTCTTATGGTGAGGATTGAATATCCTGCCAATAGCACTCTGACATGTCCTTACAATGATATCTATTTTTGGCGCACTATTGGTGTTCATCCAACATTGCGTGTAGCTCAACAAAATGTTCTTGGTGTCACCACTAAAAGTTCGTTCACACAATTTATCACAAGTGATACAAATGTAGTTGTTCCAGCATTCGAATACAATACATCTGTACTAGGTAAGCAAGTTGTAATGTGTGGGGATAGCACTGTTGCAGGACAAGGAAGTCAAGTTAGAGACTTTGGGGCTGTCCAACGTGCTTGTGTCAAAATGAGCAGCAAATCATCTCCTATTGAATACTTCAATACAGCCAAGCTTGGATTAGGTCCAGCCGAGTATTCTAAAGGATTGATAGACGTTATCACTGAAGTGGCACCAACAGATGTTTTCTATTCCCCATATTCTGTAAATGATACTGACACAGGTGGATTGTCTGCCTTACAAGTTGGCAGAGTTTATGGATATCTTGGCTACGTTAACTCCAATATTGATGCACACAAAACTAATCTGTTTTTGCTGGAAGGATTGCCCTGTAATCCAACATTCAGAGATACAGGTGCTGGGGATAGCAAACGGCGAGATATCAACGTAGCAATTAGTAAGTATAAGTTTGCAACTGTTGTTAAAGATTATGCCAAGGTGGTTAGTGGCAATATTGATGCAGATGGACAAACCCTAATCAAAGATGGATATGATTCAGGAGATGGGGTCCATCTCACCGATGCAGGCTATGATTCCTTAAGTGATCAGATTACACCTTACTTTAAGCCTTATAACGTGGCTTAATATGTGAGTGGAAAGAATCAAGTAGTGATGCTTGGTATCGAACTGCCTAGTTCGTTTGCTCGACTCATTCTGGCGGATGAGGTTGTAAAATAAATGACTGATGGAAAGACATCGTTGTGGAGAAGCTGAGTAAATCTTGTACTCAGAGAGCTGTCAGGTCAGGTTAAGATTGTGGACGCTGGCACAACTATTCACGTAAGTACACTACGGACACAGTGATGTGTCTCCTCCTAACGTTATAGCCCAACGTGTGTACTAGGGCTAACTAATTAGATTTTACACAGGCTAGGCTGTCCTTTAAAAGCCGTCGCAGTCTGTACGGCTATATAAATCCTAGCAAGACACCTAAAAAATAAATATTAAAATCAAAGGGTGTTTGTAATGGCGGATTCGCTAAATGATGTTTTCTTGACAACCAATACTTGGGTAGATTTGTATAATCTTACGGGTATTGCACCGGGAACATCTTTGATCGTAAACAACAAATCTTCTGCTACAGTTTTTCTATTGGTGCGTCCAAGTCAACCCGTAGGAACATCTAATGATGGTTGGCCCCTTCGGGCTGGTAATCTGGATGGTAATTGGACTGTTGTTGAAAAAGTGCCAGCTTCAAGTAGAGTTTGGGCAAAAGGATCAACAGGTGGTCGTCTCTTTGTAGAAACTTACGAATAGGAGATTAGACTATGTTTATTCCAAACAGAAATAAAACTACAGTTATTGAAGGTGAAGGCAATGACCTCTCAATGTGGCCGATTGATCAGTTGCCCTACAAAGCAGCCGATGGGACTATCCAAGGTAGTGGCGTAAGAGTTCTGAGTTCCGGCACTCTTTTAGCCCCTGTAGGGTTTGCCGTAGAATCAGGTAGTGTGGACTTTGGTGATGTAATTAGGCTTTCTGAGTCTGCTGGATTTCTTGCCTTTGAAAACTTAGTTGATAATATTAAGTATCAATTGGTTGATTACGCAACACCGAGAGACTCAGCCTCATCTAAACCTTACTATTTTTATCTCAAGGCTGCTGAAAGACGTGCTGATGCGCAGCCTAATGGTAGCATCACAATCTCGACTAATCCGCTCACTTTTGACTATACAACTCAATTCACAGCCCGTACAAATGCTTTGGTGTTCACAGCAACAGGCCCAATGACCAATGTGCGCCTTAGAATTACGGATAAGAAGAGTGGGGTAGCAATCAAGTATTTCCCCTCTAAATCTTCTTGGGTCACGGGAGAGAAAGGGACAACATTTGATGTTGGTGAAAACGTAATTGATTTCCAAGATACTGCCGTAATCTTTCAAGCTGGTACAGATATTGTTTTTGATATTCAAGCTGATCAAATGTATCTTGCTGGCAATAACGGCGTACCTAAGTTTTCAGGAATCATTCAAGAAGGTATTTTCATTGGAGTAGCAGATGAAAATGATCTGGGTACACTTAGGGAGCAAGTGGAAGCTATAGGCGATGGTTTTTCTGGTAAATACACTGATTTAACTGATGTTCCAGCTACGTTCGCACCATCACCACACACGCACCAGATTACAGAAGTAGAAGGTTTAGAGGCTCAATTAACCACAGTAAATACTGATATTAATTATCTGAAATCCCAAGCATCCAGTTTGGCTTCGGTGGCTTCAACAGGCAGTTATACAGACCTCATCAACAAGCCCTCTATACCAACAGCTACTAATCAACTAGATAACAATAGTGGTTTTATTACGATAGAGCATACGCATCCCATTTCAGATGTCGTTGGTTTACAAAATGCCCTTGATTCAAAGCTTGCAAGTAATGCGAATATTTCAGCAACTCATGTAACAGGTTTATCAAACGTAGCTTTGACGGGATCATACACAGACCTTAGCAATAAGCCAGTTTTCCCAAGCAAGATAAGTGATTTTGAAAATGATTCGGCTTACATTACTTTAGCACAAGTACCATCAGTTTCAATTAGCTGGGCTGACATTCAGAACAAACCCTTAACCTTTGCGCCTTCTACACATAGTCACCCTATTAGTGATATTGCAAATCTTCAAGCAACCCTTGACGGCAAGCGTAATTCATTAGATCCAATTGCATACTCAAGTTTGACAGGGCTGCCTAGTCTGTTTTCAGGTGCTTATAATGACTTGACTGGCAAGCCAACACTGTTTAGTGGCTCTTATAGTGATTTGATTAATAAGCCCATCTATGCAACCGTTGCATCCACTGGTAGCTACACGGATCTTACGAACAAACCTGTAATTCCTACTGTAAACTATCCGGTAACGTCTGTTGCGGGGAGAACAGGAGCAATTACCCTTTCTGCTACAGATATTAGTGGCTTAAGTAGTGTTGCAACATCTGGGGCATACTCAAGTCTCACTGGCTTGCCAACTATCCCGGCAGGACAGGTTAACAGCGATTGGGCAGCAACAAGTGGTCTTAGTCAGATTCTGAACAAGCCTGCATTGTTCTCAGGTTCTTGGAATGACCTAACAAATAAACCGACAACGTTTACACCATCAGCCCACACTCATCCAATCAGCGATATTACTAACCTTCAGTCAACTTTGGATACAAAGATTACAGCTGCAACATTGCCTATTACAAGGCGTGTTAACAACACAATCGTTGACAGAACAAAAGTTAAATATTACACAGTGGTAAGTGACAGCACATCGTCTGTTTGGACTGTAACAACAGGCACAGACTTTACAGAAATTCTTGATGTTCAAGTGCAACCTGTGAGTACAGCTAACACAGTGGGTGGTATTAGGCAAGCAAGCCTTAATGCTTACACAACAACAAGTACCAGCCTCACCGGCGTCACCTACGGTAACTCTGTATTGACAACAGTTCTAATCGGTGTTGGTGCCAATACTTTAAGTCTTCTGCCGAGCACTACAGTTAGGGTTCGTGTTGAGGGTGTTGGATCGTAGTAGATTAACAAAATTGCCTTGAAATATAGGCAATTTCAATTAGTTTATTAAAGTTGATAAATATTAGTTGACAGAATTGACTTATCTTAGTACAATTCCCTTATCAGCTCAGAAAACAAAGAGAGAAAAGAATTATGGCAAAGCAAATTGTTAACCTTACTTTTGGAAGTCCTGTAGACTTCGTTAACAAAGTATTGGAAATGGGTAAGCAAGGCTACACTCTTCATGAGAACACCTACCCGCGATTGAAAGGGTTCCCTATTACAGCAAGTCTGGTGATTGAGACAGACAAGACTGTAAAACAAGAGCCGGGTGTGCAGACTATTCCAGTTCCTTTGGGTGAACAGGTGTACACTAAGGAAGAATTGGAAGCGATGCCAATTGAAGAGATGCGTCCTATCGTAGCTTCTCGTGGCGTAAAAGGTCGCGATAAAGTTAAGATGATCAAGCAATATTTGGCTGCTGTTGAAAGTGGCAAAGATAATGATGAGCAAGAATCTGAAGAAGAAAGTTCGGAAGATAAGTAAGTACAATGAGAGCGAACGGATGGCCATCCCCGCTAACTGCCAACTCAGTTAGCTAGCTCTCACCTATTTAATCTAGTTGGAGATATTGAGTTTTGAATTACGAAAAGATTTACAACGCACTTGTAGAAAAAGCTAAAGTTCGTGGGTTAGATAAAAGTAAGGACTCTGGCTATTATGAGATTCACCACATTCTTCCGAGATGTTTGGGAGGGTCTGACCATAAAAGTAACCTAGTGATGTTTACGGGAAGGGAACATTTTATTTCACATATGTTGTTGTGGAAGATGTACCCTAGAAATTCTGATCTTATGCACGCAGCATGGATGATGAGCCATACTCGTAAAGGTTATAAAGTTAATTCAACGACTTATGAAGCTCTCAGTATTGACCACTCTATTTGGCTTTCTGAAAGAATGGGAGGGATAAACAGCCCTCAATTCAAGGACTTGACAGGTCAGCGAAATGGTAAACTAGTTGTACTTGAACATGTAGGCTGGAAACTGCTTAATAATGGGTTCAGTACATCTACTTGGCTATGCCAATGTGACTGTGGAAATTTCAGAACTCTCCAATCTAAAGAAGTTAGCCTTTCTTGTAAATCATCTTATAAGTCTTGCGGTTGTCTTACTGCTGAAGTCTCCTCATTGAGGGTTGGTGATAAGAATGCTTTCTACGGAAGGACTCATTCAGAAGAATCAAAGGCTAAGATGGCTGAAAAGAAATTTGGGCGTTCACCTTCTAACAAAGGTGTAAAAGGAACTCCAGAGAAAAGTCAAAGAATTAAAGATAGTTTGTCAAAAATTAAAAGATTTTCTTGGTTGCACCCCTCTATTACATCAGACCCAGTAAAGACTGAGATGTGGAAGATGGCAATGTTTTATTACGACCTTTATCTTACTAATACAATTTTGACAAAAGCAAAGTTCACAACACTTTACAATAAACTCTATTGTGATGATATACCTTCATCGGCTCTCTATATTATGCACGATAAATTCTCTGGCGGTTGGGTTCCTTTAGAAGACAGCGAGTGGGTTAAATTTTCTAAAGGATGAATTAATGAAAGATAAAAAATTACCGGGTCCAATTTCAGAACGTCAGCGAATGTATGTCACTGCTGATGTGGATGTGACCCTATATGGTGGTGCGGCTGGATCTGGAAAAAGTGAAATTGGCGTAATTGATTTTCTCAAGTATACCGACATCCCTAATTTTATCGGTGTTATGACTCGAAGAAACACCCCCCAGTTGACCGGGCCCGGTGGTTTGCTAACTAAGTGCAAAAGGATATTTGCTCAAGCTTACGATCCTGATGAATATACATGGCGTGCTAAAGATGGTAAGTTTGTCTTTCATAAATCTGGTGCGGAAATATATTTAAAACACTTTGAAAATGATCAGAGTGATGTGTCTTGGCAAGGTAGTGAAGCAAATCTTTTCTACGTAGATGAGGGAACACAGTTCACTCAGCACATGATTCAGTACATCATGTCTCGTATGCGTAATCCTTCGTGTCCTGAAGTAAAGCCTCATATGAAAATTACCTGTAACCCTCACAATTCACATTTTTTGAGGAAATGGGTAGAGCCTTATTTGCAAGAGGACGGCACACCAGATAGGAATAAAGACGGAGTAGTTAGATACTTCTCATTCCAAGATGGTGATTTTGTGTGGGCTGATACAAAACAAGAGCTAGTTAGAGATTATGGCATTCCAGAAGAAGATGCTCTCTCTTTTACATTCATTAGTGCAACAGTTGATGATAACCCAATCGTTAAGCGCATAAATCCAAAATACGTCGCATGGCTTAAAGGTCTCAAGGGTGTAGAAAAAAGTAGACTTTTACTCGGAAATTGGTTTGTAAAAGAAAGTTCTGTTGGGTATTGGTCAGAGAAATGGGTAACTCCTGTAAGGCTACATGAACAACAAATAGTGTCATATTGTAGAGCTTGGGATATTGCAGGCTCTCTTCCCGCAGATGATACACCAAATCCTGACTGGACAGCTGGTGTGTTGATGGCAAAAACAAAAGGTGGTCGTTACATCATTTGTGATGTTGTCAGATTTAGAGCACGTTATGGTGAAGTTATTAGGCGTATTATTGAGACAGCTGGTGAAGATCCAGAAAACACACAGATTATACTGCCTCAAGAGCCCGGCCAAGCTGGTAAAGCAGCTGGTCAGATGATGATTAAAGATTTACTTGGTGAAGGATTTTACGCACGTATGCGACCTTCTAACAAAAGCAAAGTTATTAGGTTTTCTTCTTTCGCAGCAGCTTGCGAAGCGGGGCTTGTAGACTACGTGGAAGGCGCTTGGAACGAAGCTTACTTTGACGAATTGGAGCGTTTTGATGGAACCCGCGCTGTAAAGGATGATCAAGTGGACGCCTCATCGGACAGCTTCATAACCTTAGCTCAAAAACTTCTAGTCCCAAACATCCTCTCCGGTCTTCAATCATTCGGCTTTGAACAAACAAGAAACCCCCTTAACAACATCCGATAAGGAGCCATAATGGCAGATGTAAATAAGGCTCCTGATGAGGACGCCACTCCTCTTTCTACCGGCACTGATTCGACTATACCTCGCATCAAGTTCTCAGAGAACGGTCAGCCGGGAATGAATATTCTAGGGGGTAATGTCTTTGATGATATGCAACGCGAACTTCAGTGGCCTTTCTGTATTAATACATTCAACAAGATGCGAAAGGATGCCACAGTAAGTTCTGCCATTCAGCTTGTTGAAACAATGATCAGTAAAGTTAAATGGAAAGTTGAAGTTCCTCACAATGCTTCTGATGATCTAAAACGTAAAAAGAAGTTTTTGGAAGAAGTTATCCAAGACATGGATACAAGCTTATTCTCTGTTGTTAAAGAGATTAGTTCTTTCAATACCTTTGGCTTCTCAGTTATGGAAAAGATATTCCGTAAAAGATTGAAGTCCAATGGCTCTTATTTTGATGATGGTTTGATTGGTCTTAAAGGTATGGTGCCTAGGGGTCAAGAAACTATCGCTAAGTGGGAGACTGACGATTACAACAGGTATATCTTAGGTTTGCGTCAGTGGGTTGTAAAGAAAGACGGTCAGCTTGGTGAGATGACTCTTTCAGAGGGTAGGCTCATTCCTCGTGAAAAGTTCTTGTTGTTTCGCACAGGTGTTCGTAAGAACAGTCCTACAGGAACCTCCCCACTGGTTGCTTGCTGGGAGTCATGGAAATTTAAGAAAGCTTTGGAGGAATCTGAAGCTATTGGTATTGCAAAAGATCTTCGTGGCCTTCCAATTGTCTATATGCCTATTCAGTATATGGTGGAAGGGGCATCTGATGCCGATAAAGCCACTTTTGAATATATGAAGAAGGTTGTGCGTAACATTCACCGTGAAGAACAAGAGGGTGTAATCCTTCCAAGTCTTTATGAGGAAGGTAAGCGCATGTTTGAGTTTGAGTTGGCGGGTGTATCAGGTTCTAAGAGTTATGATGTTGGGGCTATCATTGATCGTTATTCAAATGAAATCCTCATGTCTTTTTTCGCTGATGTCCTAAAGCTTGGTCAAGGTGCAACAGGTTCATACTCTCTTGCAGACTCCAAGACATCCATTATTGCAACACGTATTGAAGCTGCTCTGATGGAAATTCAAGATCAATTCAACAATGATTTGATTCCCCAGCTTGCAACCCTGAATGGATGGAACCCTGTTGAGATGCCTAAGCTTTGCTACGGCGATATTGACGAACGTGACATCGGTACATTTGCATCTGCTGTACAACGAATGAAAGCTACTAACATGATTGTTCCTTCTCCTAAGAACATCAACTATGTAGCAGAAATCATGGGTATGCCTGATCGTGTAGATGAGAACATGCCACAAGAAGAGTTGAATGAGCTTCTTGGTGTTGTTATGGATTCTAGCTCAGGTGATTCATTTACATCAGGTTTGCCGGGAGGCACTGGCGATAATATAGGTAGCTCGGGTGATGCCTCAGTTGCTAACAAGGAAAATAACTAAATGTCTCATCAATTGATTAGATTGCGTGACAAAGTTTATAACACACCTCAATTGATGTCTTTGGTATCCTTTGAGAATATCTGTGATTATCTGGATGCTCGTTGCTCTAAAGACTTCAAGCTTGAAGATGAAGCTGATGAAAAACAAGTAACAGACCGATACTCTTTCAACAGTGACATTGGTGTTGCTGTAATGAACATTCAAGGTCCATTGACTGATAAGCCAGTCACTATGATGGGTTTTGATTGTGGTGGTACTAGCTATCAGCAACTCAAGGAAGACTTCACCTACCTTGCAGACAGTGGCGCTAAGACAATCGCGTTCATGACTGACAGTGGTGGTGGGGAGGCGTACGGAGTTTTTGATGCAGCCAACTACATACGATCTTATGCAGATGCTAAAGGCGTAAAGATTATTTCGTATGTTGACGGACTCAGCGCTTCTGCTGCTTATGCACTGACTGCAATCTCTGATGAAATTATTACAAATAGTCAGTCTGAGCTTGGAAGTATTGGTGTTGTTGTTCGTCTTATGAATGATAGCAAAGCTCTTGAGAAAGATGGCTATGAAAGGACATTTATTACAGCAGGTGCCGACAAAGTTCCTTTTGCAAACGATGGGTCATTCAAACCAGAATTTCTTTCTGATATCCAAACAAAAGTAGATACTCTCTACGAAAGTTTTACAGAGTTTGTTTCTAGTAATAGAGGCATGTCTGTAGAAGCAGTTAGAGCCACAGAAGCAAAGACTTTCCTATCCGGGGATGCTTTGAAGCTTGGTCTAGCTGATAAAGTAATGACCCTTGAGGGTTTTTACGAATACTTAGCAGATACAGCGCAAAGTCATAAAGGTGATGAGAAATCAATGCTCAAAGATAAACTATTTAAAATGAATAAAGAAGGGCAAAGTTTCGATATGAACGAACTAGAACTCGCGAAGTCGGAACTTTCCGAACTTGGCACCAAATACGAAGCACAAGCTGCTGATCTTCAACTGGCCTTGGCAGGTGTTCAAGACCTTCAAGCTAAGTTGGCTGAAGCTCAAGGTGTTGTTGCTGAATTCAAAGCTGCTCAAGCTAAAGCTGAACTTGAAGCTAAAGAAGCTGTTGCAGCCACCCGTAAAGCTGCTCTGGTAGCTTCGATTGGCGAAGAACAAGCTGCTCAATTGTCTGCATCTCTTGAAGGTGTATCAGACGCGCAATACGAAGCTGTCGTTGCTGCTGTTACCAAAGCTAACGCTGCTCTTGTAGAAAACCCACTCTTTAAAGAAATGGGTGCTGATGTAGAGGTCGAGACTAACCCCGATATGGAAGACGCTCTCGCTAAACTTATCCAAAAAACCTATAAAACTAAGTAAGAGGACTATTTCCCAATGGCAATTAACGACCTGACCTACCGCACCCTTGGCGACCTTGTTGTACACGAACTTGATCCAAGTGTCGGCTATGCTCGTAAAGTTATCACCTTGAACTTCACTGCTGCCGGTGCTGTACCTATGGGTACTGTTGTAGCACGTGCTGCTGCTGACACCACTTTTCACCGTGCTGTTGTAGCCGACCTCACCGCTGCTGGTACTCAGTTTGCGGTTGTGTTTGGTGATCGTTTGAGCTGGAAGCCTACTTTTGATGTAGCTGCCACCACCAACACCCCGGCTGTTGCTTTTGTTCGTGACGAAGTTATTTTGTCTGACTTCCTCATCAAAGCAGTAAACACTCAATTTAACGCTGCCCAGATTGTGACCCTAAAAGGTCTGCTCGAAGCACAAGGCGTATTGGTGGAGATTGCTTGCTGAAAAGCGGCTTTCTCATCAAAATAAATAATCTGGAGCTTATATAAATGGCAATTGCTTTTCAAACCAACAACACCACTCAGGTAACTGAGCTTACCAACCAAATCGTAACCATCCCTAACCGCTGGGGTTTGATCAACAGCATGGGCCTGTTTAATGAACAGGGTGTTACTCAGGAAAACGTTACTGTTAGCCTGCTGACTGAAGTTGACGGCCTGCCAATTGACCGTAACTGGGATGAGCGTAACAGCACTATCAAGCCTACAAAGCGCGGTAGCCTGAGCTTCCCAATTCCTCACTTCCCACTTGATACCATGATCACTCCCCGTGACCTGCAAGGTATCATCTCTTGGACTAACTTTGCCCAAGGTCTGGAACTGGAAACTGTAGCAGCTGTACGTCTGCGTAAGATGCAAGAAATCCGCAACCGTTACGAGCGTCTGTCCGAAGTTGCCCGTATGCAAATCATCACCACTGGTTCGGTTTATGCACCAAGCGGTACTCTGGCACGTAGCTATGGTCCTACTGTAAACTACTACAACGAGTTCGGCGTAACCCGTACTGAGATTGTCACTGATCTTGATAACGTTAACGTTGACCCACTGAGCTACACTAACACCATCATCTCCGGTATTCAAGACGGTCTGTTGAATGGTCAAATTGCTGATGATTTCGTTGTAATCTGCTCGCCAGAATACTTCCAAGCGTTGATCACCAACCCTTATATCACCGAAGTTTACAAGTACTTCCGTCGTGATCAAGATCCATTGGTTAATCGTCTGTCTGCCGCTGGTATGGGCTTGCCAGCTAACTACCAAGTCTTCAACTTTGGTGGTCTGACTTTCATTGAATATCGTGGCACCTACACCGATCAAAATGGTGTTGTTCAACGCTTCATTCCAGCTGGTGATGCTTATGCTTTCCCACTGGGTGTAACTGATATGTTCCAGACCTACTATGCTCCTGCTCTGACTTTCCCAAGTGTTAACACTGCTGGTCAGTCTGTTTACTATGCAGAGTACATGGGCGACAAGATGGACAAGATTGAAATTATGTCTGAGTCCAACCAGCTGAACGCTGTTCTGCGTCCACAAGCTATTGTACGTTTGTCGTTGACCTAAGATGAATGGGGGATGAAATATGCCCCCTATTTTAAAAGGAATAGTTATGGCTTTGACTCCCATTCAGGCTGTACGTCTCTTTATTGGAGATAGTTCGGAGCCTTACACTTTCACGGACGAAGACATTCAATACTTCCTTGATATGTCAGGGAACAATGTAAGACAAGCATCTATATTTGCTATCTATGCTATTATCGCTGACCTTGCTAAAAACAAGTCAGTTTACCGAGAGACAGCAGGGCATTATGAAGTTTGGAGTAATGCGCTAGACTGGTATAAGCTGCTTCTTGGCAATATAAATAGCAATCCAACTTTAGGTCTTGGCAGTTTGATGCCTTATGCTGCTGGTATCGACACAGAGGATGTGTGGAATAACAGAGCAGACTGTGGTGCCTACTCGGGTAAAATCGTACACACCGTTGACGAAGTTGGTTGTAAAACTGGGCATTGGTTGGATCGTTTTAGCTGTGGTATTCCTGACATGCCCTATTGGGTAGTGAGGCGCTAATAATGAGTATTGCCCAGTTTAGTTTAGTCAATAAAATCCCCGTCACAATCCTTCGCCACTCTCAAGGCTCATGGGTAGACGGAGATTGGGTAGAAGGTGCTGAACAAGAGGTTATTATTCAAGCTAACGTTCACCCTTTCTCAGACTATCAAGTGATGATGCTTCCTGAATCAGATAGAACCAAAAGCTGGATGTGGTTATTTACAGCAAGCTTGGTTAGACAGAAGAAAGAGGGAATTGGCGGATATGACGCTGACCGCTTTATGTGGGAAGGTGATTTGTACGAAGTAAGAATGGTACAAACCTTTTCTATGGGCGTAAGGGATCACCGCGAGGCGAAGTGTGTACGTGTAGAATTGAGTCCCAATTGAGGCAGCTATGGCTAATAAAGTTATTAAAAACGTAGCTGCTTGGGATAAAGTTAAAGCTAATCTTCTAAAGAATATCCCAGAACTCAACACAGGCTTCTTTTCAGAATCTATTTACGGCCCTGAGAATGATAACCTACCAGTTGCTCAAGTGGCCCAGCTTAACGAAGAGGGTAGTCGAGACAATCCACCAAGACCCTTTATTCGTGCAGGATTTGGCGGTGCTTTACGCAGTGGAAAGCTAGACAAGAATATATCTGTTGCAATGAAGAGCATCCTTGAAGGTGGTGATATTCAGCAACAATACAAGATTCTTGGCCCTGTATTCGTTAATGAGATGAGGCAACAAATCATCAATTGGGATACCCCACCAAACAGCCCTAAAACTGTTGAAGCTAAAGGTAAGAATGATCCTCTAAGGGATACAGACACTATGCTCAACTCTGTTGACTATAAAGTTGGGAGTGTTTAATGGCAAGCAATCTGTTCAGCCAGCTTAGAGCTAATATCCGTAAAGTGGTTATCACGGCTCTATCAGAATACCCAAACGCCGCCAACACAACGATTTTCTCAAACTCAAATGGTTCTGAGCCTGCTGAATCTTATGTTGTTATCAATATCTTGAGTATTACACAGCAAGGTCATCACGTTACAGCTAGTAAACTTGATAGTCAGAATAGACAAGCAACTCAAGCTGCTTATGAAATTTTATGTCAGATAAGTTTTATCGGAAGTGAAAGCGGAGACATGTCTCACAGTTTTAATCAAAGAATCAATAACAACTATAAAGTGTTTGAGGATTTGAAAAGAAACAAACTAGGGATAATGAGAAAGAGTAGTGTAAGGCGTGCTCCTCAAAAGAGGGATACGAAGTGGGTGGAATATCACAACATGGATGTAACATTCTCCTACATTGCTGTAACGCAAGATGTTGTTGATATAATTGAGGCAGTAGTTGTTGAAGATGTAATCACAGATACAATTTTCAGAGTGCCGGAAGGCCCAATCCCCGTATAAACATAACAAAGGAATAAAGCCTAATGGCCGAAATTGACAATATCGTACAGATCACGATTAGTCGGGAGTCTACTTCTGTTGCTACAGCAAGTTTCAACATCCCACTAATCCTAGCATCTTTCACAAACTTCTCTGAACGTGCTCGTGTCTATACTGATATCGATGCCGTTGGTGAAGATTTCAATGCAACAGACAAAGCATACATCATTGCACAAAAGCTTTTTGGTCAAAGTGCTGTAGGTGCTGTACCTCCTAGCATTGTGATTGGTCGTCGTCAAGTTGATAGTGCAGTTCTTACTCCTGTTGTTGCTGACACTACCACCTACACTGTCACTGTAAACGGTAGTCCTTATAGCTTCACTTCAGGCACTGGTGCTACAGCAACAAGTATTGTAACTGGTTTGAAAGCAGCTATCGGCACCCCTACCGGCGTAACTGTAGGTGGTACTTCCACTCTAACTTTGGCCCCAACTACTCCGGGTGCTGCTTGGAGTGTGTCGGCAAGCACTAACGTCAATCAAGTGAATGGTGCTTCCACTGAAGCTATGGCTGATGCGTTGGATGCAGTGTCTCAGGTTAACAGTGTTTGGTATGGTGTTGTTTCTGATAGCCATATCCAAGCTGAAGTAGTAGCCTTGAGCGATGCAGTTGCAAGCCGTCGTAAAATCTTCGGTACTTCTAGCCAAGATGCAGCTGTAATCACTACTGGTACAACTGACGTTGCCGCTGTTCTGGATGCTAAGAGTGCATCGCGTACCTATGGCGTTTATCTGCCAACGGCTGACACTGAATACCCAGAGGCCGCTTGGATGGGTGCTCAACTTCCCTACACTCCGGGTAGCAACGATTGGGACTTCAAGCGTGTATCCGGTGTCACTGTAAGTGGCCTGAGTGACACTGCTCGTGCAAACCTTCGTAGCAAGAACATGAACATGTACACCACAGTCGGTGGCGTCAACGTCATGCAAGACGGTAACATGTTTGATGGTACACCGATTGATGAGGTGGTGGGAACAGACTGGCTTTATGCTCGACTTCAAGAACAAATCTACTTCCGTCTGATTAATAGCTTGAAAATTCCAATGACCAACCAAGGTTTGGTAATCATTGAGAATGAAATTCGTTCGGTACTCTCTCAAGCAGAGGCTAATGGCCTGATTGCTCGTGGATGGACTGTGACTACCCCTGACGTTAATGATATTCCTGTCACTCTTCGTGCAGCCCGTACTGCTGGTGTATTCCAGTTCCGTGCTCGTCTCGCAGGTAGTGTACGGAAAGTTATCGTTAATGGCTTCCTTTCTGTATAATCTAGGAGAATATTAATATGGCAGATGCTCTGCTCGGCAGTTACTCTCCAGAGAGTATGGTTATCGTCATCAGTAAAGGTGACTTCATTCACACCATCAGCGGATTTGCCGATGGTACTTTTCTAAACTTTGCACGGCGTGTACCGGCCTCCGACTTGTATGTCGGCGCTGATTTGACCACAGGTCGAGTTAAACGTCGTAACAAAGCAACTGATATTACGATCACACTTCATCAGTTTGCTACATCTAATGCAATTCTGCAAGCTCTTCAACGAGCTGACGAAGAAGATGATTTGGGTAATACTTGGGTGTTTAACATCACAATCAAGGATTTGTCCGGTACTGGCGTTTGGTCTTCCAACCAAGCTTTCATCGCCACTGTTCCTGATAGCCCATTCTCCACCACCACTGAGACTCGTGACTGGGTGATTAGCGCTGTTAGCTTGTCTTCCAACATTGGATCTAACACATTGTTTGATGCTGCTGAAGTTGCAGCTATGAATGCTGTTGGTAGTGAAGTTGACCAACGCTGGCAGTTGACTTAAGTATACAAGCTAAAGGGGCAGCAATGCCCCTCATTTAAAAGGTGTGGACATGACTACATTAGCTACATACATGCCTGATGCTTGTACATTTCTAGCTTTCGGTATCCCCCTTGATGGCTTTGTTTCTGGAACATTTATCTCAGTTACAAAAGATGTTAATCCATTCACCACAGTTAAAACTCCAGATGGAACTGTAGCACGCCTTTATAATAGTGATCAAACCTACACAATTGCTTTAACACTCTATAGCGGTAGTGACTCAAACGATGTACTAAGTAAACTTTGGTACTTGGATGAAATTACTCAGCGAGGGAAGTTTCCAGTCTTCATTAAAGATGGAAGTGGGTCGGACTTGTTCTTCTCAACCACAAGTTGGATTGAATCAGTTCCTCCTCTTGTTAAAAGTGATAATTTTGAAGCTCGTACATGGATTATAAGATCTTCCCAAGCTGTGATCAATATTGGTGGTAATGGAGATGCAAGTTCTATCCTTCGTGACTTAACCAACCTTGCTATCTCAGCTATACCTATTCTTGAGGACGTACTGTAATGGCAAATGGATTTACAGTAAACAGTTTTAGTCCAAAAGATGTCCAGCTGATTGTGGCAGGTTATGTTATCACTGGCTGGGAAAGGATCACCATTACACGAAGAGTTAAAGGTTTCACACCTATTCCCGGTATTCGCGGTAAGAACACTCGTGTAGCCTCTCAGGATACATCAGCCACTATCACAGTACCTGTGCTTCAAACCTCTCAAAGTAATGAAGTATTATCTTCAATTCATGAGCAAGATTTAGATAAGAAGACAGGTAGACTTGGTATTACACTTAAAGATGTATCAGGTAACAGCATTTTCTCCTCTGATGAAGGCTACATTACAGGGTTTCCTTCTGTCACTTATTCTGGTCAGTTTGAATACAGAACTTGGGAAATATTTTTACAAAGAACGTCTAGTTATAATGTTGCAGGCAATGCCCGTCCATCAACATCTCTATTGGATGGTGTACTAGGTGAAGCTTCCAACTTTATTAACGATTTATTTTAAACAACATTTAGGAAATGATGATGGCATTGGGCCTTGAAGTATTGGAACAAACAGAAATCGAAGTTGATGGTGTTAGCTATTTGGTTAGTGCTATGCCTACAACTAAAGGTTTGCAGTTTCTTGAACAGTTTCAAGAAGAACTGGACAGTGGCAAAGATAATCTTGCTATGCGTAAACAAGTTATCTGTAACTATGTCTCCAAAGACAATCAGATGATTACAGAGAAACGCTTTGATGCTGTGTTCTCCCGTAAGTACAAGCATCTGTCTGAGCTTTACAAAAAAGTTATTACTTGGAACTTCCCTGATTTTTTTCAGGAACCCGCTACAGACGAGTGAAGAAAGAATCTGTACGGGCTGTATCAAGCTTAGATAAAGAGATACAAGATAAGTTTTCAGGAAGCTGGCATATTTATCGAGTTAGTGTTCACGAGAAGGGCGGGATGATGCTTGCTGCTGAGTTTATGTCAGACAGATACAGTGTTAGAACCCTTTTTAATACCCTCGAAATGTTAGATATGTACGATGCAATGAAAGAACAAGCGGCTGCAATAGCTAAAACCAATAAACAAAAATAAGGAATTAACAATTGCAGATCGCAGACTACTTCGCTAGCTTTTCCTTGAAGATTGATAAAGCTTCCGTAAAGAAAGCTGATGCCACACTTGACCGCATTGAAAGTCGTCTTAATGGAATGGGCGGTGGTAGTGGGTTTAGACTTGGTAAGTTCTCTATCAACCAAGGTAAACTTGATGCCACACTTGCCAAAGCATTGGACGCCGCTAGCCTTAAAGCTGTACTCAACATCACTAAGTTTGATGTAAACCAAACAGCTTTGAACATTGCACTAGGTAATGCTCTTGACTTAGCCAGTGCTCGTAATACATTTCACATTGCACGGTTCAATGTTGACCAATCTCATTTGAATGCACAGATGGTTAGTGCAATGGCAAATGCTGCAAGGATTGCATCGGCTACAACTACTCTTCGACCTCATGTTGCTAATCAGCACATGCAGCCAACAGCAGAGCGGGGAGTTAGTCGTAGGGTCGCTGCCCTGACAGGTGGTATTGCTGGTGGGTTGTCTCGCCTTTATGCTCCGGCACTTGGGTTGGCATTGGGTGGGTATGGACTTTCACAGTTAAACCAGCGTAACCAACAAGTGGTTAGTGCTCAACTTCAATCTCAAGCTGTTGTTCAACAAGCTGGTGGAACTACTGAACAAGGCCAGCAATCTTTCCAATGGCTGAGAAGTGAAGGCAACAGGATTGGTTTTAACTACCTTGATGCATCTGGTGACTATAATAAATTGCTATCCGGCCTCACAGGTGCAGGGATGTCTGTTGCACAGGGGCAAGGGGTATTCAAAGGATTCTCTGAGCTATCTCGTGTAAACAAACTTGATCGTACACAACAGCAACGTGTGTACCGAGCTTTGAGCCAAGTGGCGGGTAAGAATAAACTTCAATCAGAAGAATTGACAGGCCAGCTTGCAGAAAGCCTGCCGGGTGCAGTTAGTATATTTGCACAGGCTTATCAGAATCAACTTGCAGCAACTGGCAAAGGTGGTGGTAAACAAGGACAGGATGCTATCACAGAACTTCTTGCCGCAATGAAGAAGGGTCAAGTTAAAGGTGATATCCTAACTTATGCTGGCACTGTCGCATCACAACGTGCAGCTCCCGGATTAGCAGCTGCATCCACAGCATCTCAAGCTGAGCAGGCACGTTATCAGAACAGCGTGAATGACCTTGCTGTAGTAGCCTCAAACTCAGGCGTAGAAGAGGGTTTTGCTCGTATTTTTCGTACCCTTAACGCAGGTTTGAGTGAAAGCAATGACTTGGTTAAGACTCTGGCTGAAGGCTTTAATGATGCCACTAAATGGGCAGATGATTTGCTTCTGTGGCCTCAATCATTTATCAGAGCTTTGGAAGGTAAAGACAGTCTTGTAGCTGATTGGTTAGGTGTTGGTCAGACAGCACAGCTTCAGGAAGACTGGAAACAGATTAAACAAATCTTTACAGACATCTCATCTTTGAAGTTTGATTTCCTCCCAACTCTTCAAGCAACATCCAGAGAGATTGCCTCTATCCTTGGTGCTATTGCAGAGTTTGAAAAGTGGAAGAATGGTGGTAAGGATACAACAGCACCTAAAGATTTGCAGTATAAATCAGATACGGAAAAAGCAAGCCTGTTTGGTTTTGAATACACAAGTCCTGCTGCTATCGTTAGTGATATTTATAACAACGCAGGTGTTGGATTAAACAAAGCTCGCATTCGTGGACGTGCTGTGTATGAAGACCCGACATCTCCCTTCTATCAAAATCCTGAAAAGTTTGATGCTGACAGAGAAACAAACACTCTCTACTATCAGAACTTGTCTGCTATTAAGACTGATCCAAATGCTGAAGGTTTAGGTAGTGCCGTTAGTCAGGCAATGGATAATGACAATCTTCAGAGTAATTGGAATAATCTACTCTCTGGTAAAAACTCATACAACTCTTTGTCTACACCTAGTGGTGAACCTTTCCAAGATTTGTCTCAATACAGCCCTAAATCTCCAGAAGAAATTGCTGATTGGAATAAGTCTGCTGCAATGGCTGCTGCTGACCAGAATGTTACAAATAACAGTACCCAAAGCAATCAGTTTGATATCCAAATCTCCATTGATGGTGCAACACTTATGGGTATGGATGTTGCTGGTCAAGGACAAGCTTTGGCAGATGCGTTTACAGCACAAGTGACAGCAGCCTTTGAACATGCTCAAACCAATTTTCCACTGCGAGAATAGTGCTTTACTTATCTAACCAACATCTGTATAATGTAACTCTAAATTTACTCTGAGGGTTAACTTTTGAATTATGCAGATGTTGGGGAAATAATAAGAGATGATTTTAGTGGCTTCGAGTATGGTCATGAGGGTCAAATTTTAGTTTTAGGTAAAACAGAGAAAATTGCAAACGGTTCAAAATACGAAAGATTCTACGCTATCCTATGTTCCAGATGTGTAGGTGATTCTGAGTTATTTGGTGAAGGCATATTTCTAGCTACTAAAAGTAGTCTTAAACGTGGTCAAATACCTTGTGGCTGCTCTTTTGCCTATAGGAAAACAAAAGAGTATTACGAAATCGTATGCCAAAGAAAAGCAGACTCCATGGGTTATATTTTTCTTGGTTTCGCTGAAAATTTTTCAGACCGAAAAACTAAACTATGCCTTTCTTGTCCCACACATGGTGAATGGAGGTCTGGTATTATTAATAACTTCCTTGGTCGTGGCATTGGATGTCCGGGTTGTAAAAGAACTGCTGTAGGATTAAGAGCTAGCAAAGAAGATAAGGAGATCACTGATCAATTCTTTTCAACGGGTGCTTATCATCCCGAAAGTATTTTTGAAAGAAGTGATCGTGTTAATAAAAATGGTCATAAACTTTATTGGAAGTTCACTTGTGGTTTGTGTAAAGTATCTGCTGAAAGTGATATTTCAAGTTTTAAATTGGGATGCTACCCTTGTGCATGTTCAAATAGAATACAAACCGCAGCGTACGTAAACTTACTCTCCGACAATGGAACGCCTTTATTCTTAAAGGTTGGTATTTCAAAAAGTCCAGAAGCAAGACTCAAGGATCAACAGAGATACTCTAGATTTGAAGTATCTAGTTTGTTTATTTATGACTTCAAATCAAAAGAAGAATGCCGCAGGGCCGAACGAGAGTGTATTAATAGTTTGCAAATGGGGCTGGTGGGGGAATCTGAATTTCCAGATGGTTACACCGAAACAACATACATTCATAATCTAGAAAAGATCCTACAAATTTTTCATAAGAATAACGGTGTAAAAAGGGTATTGTCAAATGACATTAGCTATTAGTTGGGGTGTTGATGACAGCCAAGATTCAGGCTTCATTGTCTTTGATTGTACAAGTTCATATAGTAGAAGCAGGAAAGGTCAAGTAACAAAGCATCCTATTTCACTAGGTTCCTCTATCACAGACCATTACTTGGCAGACAACCAAAGTATTACATTGTCAGCTGTTATCTCAGGTTCTGACTTATCAAGTAGCACATTCTTGATTCAGGACTTGAAGGGTAATGCTGCTTTCAATAGCTTCTCTCCCACAACCGAAGTAAATGTAAATAGCACTGATCAGAGTGTTTTAAAGAAGTTTATCCCAGACAGCATTGGACAATTTCTTTCTGACAGTGCTCCTACTATTACAATGGATACAGCTAGAGATGATTTGCTTGAGCAAGTAAGAGAATCTTTAGAGAATCTTACTTCAGGGAAGAAGTACAACGACAAGACTGGGCAGTTTGATCCTAACATTCAACTTGTTCAGCTTTATGAATATGATGGAACAATTCTTCGTAAAGTCATTAACAATCTTGTTGTGACAAACTTGGTATTCAGAGAAGATGCCAATACTGGTTATGCTTTGTACTTTGATATGACTCTTGAACAAGTTACATTTGCTTTCTTGAAAAAAGCAACTATCCCTAAAGATATCACTAACAGCCTTAAAAAGAAGGCTGCAAAGAAAGATACTAAAGGTAAGGTTGATAGTACGCCTGATGCGGGGACACCACCTAAAGACACAGACCCACTAAGGCAAGCTAAGGAGAACGGATGACTGATCATTTTGTTACACTATCCCTCTATCCTGATGCAGATTATAACTATGCTGTCAGCCTTCAAGGTCAATCTTACATCTTAGATTTTAAATATAATGAAAGGTGTCAGCTCTACTTTCTCTCTGTTTATACAGCGGAGAACGTTCCTGTTGTCTTAGGTGTAGGCTTGGTTCCAAGTTACCCCATTACAAAAGATTATGCTTTGTTTCCTTTGACTGGATTTTTCTGGATGGAAGAGAAAGCAGACATTATCACAGAACCTTATAAAACTTATCCAGATAAAATAGATGAGTATTACAATTTCTATTACATTTGGTCTGAGGAAGATTAATAGATGGAAGGATATCAAAAAAATCGTGTATATGAATTGATTGTAGGAGATTCAAGATCTGGTGAGGCTTTCAAAATCACCAATGACCTGCAAGTTACTTTTGATATCTCTAAGTCTGTTAATAACAAAAAGCGTACTAACTCAGCAGCGATAGAAATTTACAACCTTTCTCCTGATCAGATAAAGTTGCTTGATACAGACTACCCAGCTGCTGCATTTAGTGTTGGGTATTTGGATGTGGGTAATATCAAGCGTATTTTCGGTGGTCAAGTTAATCACGTATCAACTCGTAAAAACGGAACAGATATTGTCACACAATTGCAAATTGGTTCTGGTTATACTGATTTAAACCATGAAGTATTAAGTGAAATTGTACCTCCCGGTAAGACTGTCAGGGAAGTTGCAGAAACTCTTCGTAAAGCACTGCCCGGAGTTAGTCGTGGTGTCTACAACGGAACTAACTTAAACAATGAAATTCTTTATGGCTATCCTCTTATGGGAAGTCCTAAAGAGATGCTTGATCAACTAGCTGATAAATACGCATTAGATTGGCAAGTTGATGACGATGTTCTTTATGTGAAAAACAATGATAGGGCTAATAATGAAAACTTTAACCAAGCTTACGTTATCTCTGCTTATACTGGGTTGATTGAAAATGCTTATCGTGTAAGTGGTGAGCGTAAAAGATCCAAAAAAGATAAGGCTAAGAAACCCGGCATTCAGATGAAGATTCTTTTGAATCCTGATATTAACGCTGGAGATATTATACGACTCGAAGACACTTACATCACTGGCTGGTTTAGGGTGGACTCTCTAAGGCACACAGGTGGTTGGAGAAGTCGAGAGTGGGCAACAGAAATTAAAGCTTCGTATCTTGAGAAGGTGGATAGAGATGGCAGTTGATACAAATTTAGTTGCTGCTATTCAAGACACTGTTAATTCTGCTTTTGATTACAAGATGGAGAGTGTCAACACCGCCATTCCATGCATTGTGTTAGGTATTAGGGACAACGGCGGTACACAGATGGTGGATATACAACCCACCATTAATCAGAAGCTTCAGGATGGTAGCATTAAAGAAAGACCACCTATCCTTGGTGTTCCTGTAAGCTTTCCCGTATCAAGTACAGCCGGTATGACTTACCCGATTAAGAAAGGTGACACAGGCTTAGCTGTATTCTCTATGCGAGATATGGATACATGGAAGAGTGGTAATGGTAGACCATCAACACCAAGCAATGCTTCCAAAATGGCAGCAGGGGATGCGGTATTTTATCCCGGTATCCAGCCTCCAGGTAATGCTGTAAACAACCCATCTAAGCACGTGCTGACACATAGCACAGCAGACACAGTGATGTTTGCCAACCTAGGCGCGGTTGAATGTGAAGTAAGACTTAAAGCTGATGGTAGTATTGAGATTAACACAAGCAACCAGCCTGTCACTATCAATTGCTCCAACGCTACAGTTAATGCATCTGAAAGTATTAATCTGAATAGCCCACAAATGACTGTAGACGTTGCTAGCTCGGTTTGGCTAGGGGACATAGTTCACACAGGTAACTACACAGCTGTTGGCGTGCAAACCTTTAATGGGATCGTCTTTTCCACACATCGCCATTTGGGCGTGCAAACTGGGAATGGTACTTCAGGTATTCCTACACCATAAGGAGGTGTATCATCGATCTTAAATTAGATGAAGTAACGCATGACTGCCTTTGGGTAAATGGCCCGCTCCGTAAATCTGAAACTACTCAGCCTTACACAGAAACTGTGGCGCAACGGTTGAAGATACGTCTTCTTACGTTTATGGGAGAATATTTCTTCGATACATCTTACGGTGTCCCATGGTTCCAGCGTTTGTTGGGCCAAAAGCAAACATCCAAAGCAGCAATTGACCTAATCTTTAATCAAAAGATCCTAGAAGAACCCGGCGTTAAAGAGATTGTAACATTCAACTCTACATTTTCAAACAGAATTTACTCCCTGACTTTTAGTGTCCGTGTGGTGGATGGTTCTGTGACTGATGTTATTTCAGTCTCCCCAGTTAACTAAAATTAAAAGGAAATAAAATGGCGGGTATTTCTGACCAAGGCTTTACAATAAAGAGGCTCAATGATGTTGTCTCAGACTTACGCGCAAAAGCAGTAGAGTTGTTTCAGGATCTTATTGAACCCGGACAACAGGTCGACACATCTGACAGTGCTGTTTTGGGTAGGTTAATCAACACAATCTCTCCATCCCTAGCTGACCTATGGGAAGCTGCCCAACAAGATTATGCAGCCTTTGATCCCAATACATCTACAGGTATTGCTCTGGATAATCTGGTAGCTTTGGGTGGCCTCACTCGACAAGAGCAAACATTCTCTACAGCACAAGTGTTGCTGACAGGTGATACAGATACTGTTATTGCTGTTGGCCTAACTGTTGGCAGCTCTGTTGATAGGTCACAGTGGACATTGGTTAGTCCTGTCCCTCTTAGCACAAGCAATGCAAGTGGTGCAAGCTTCTCCCCTCTTGTTGTTGCTGATAGCACTCTCTACACCATCACCTATGCTGGCAATACTACAACCAACACCATCAATTACACATCTGGAACAGGTGCTACAGCTGAATCTATTGTAGCTGGTATTGCAGGTGTCGTCACAACAAGTCATCCAAGTTTTGCTGCAAGCATTAACGGCAACGTGCTGACCCTCACACGAGTTGATCCATTCTCGGTGGTGACTTTAAGCACATCTGCGAACCTTGGTGTAACTAAGATTCAAAAGCTCGGTGAAGTGGTGTCATCCGTTGCAGGGCCTGTAGGGTCTGAGGTTGGATCACTTACAAATATCCTCACTCCTCAACTTGGTTGGGACAGTGTAACCAACCCTCTTCCAGCTTCTGAAGGAAGAGACGTTGAAACTGATGAGGAACTTCGTCTAAGGTTTCGTGACACCAAATTTGAACGTGCCAGCTCAACAGTTGACAGTGTTTATTCAGCGCTTCGTGACTTGGATGGTGTACAGCAAGTTGTAGTGTATGAAAATGATCTAGACACAACTGACTCTAATGGAATTCCATCGCATAGCTTCATGCCTATTGTTCTTGGTGGCTTGAATAGTAATATTGGACAAGCTATTTGGGAAAACAAACCAATGGGAATTAGAAGCTTTGGTGATACCACCGTAGTCATCTATGATACTCAAGGTTTTGCTCATAATATTCAGTTTAAGCGTCCTGATCCTGTACCTATCTATATTACTATGAGTCTAACAAAGGATAGTACATATCCCGGTAATGGTGATGCTGCAATTAAATCGGCTTTGGTGCAATTCTTTCAAGATAATTTTGGTATTGGTGATGATGTTATTTATAGTCGTCTCTACACGCCGATCAATAGTATACCCGGCCATTTTGTCAACTCGTTAAAAATAGGAACGACTGCAAGTCCTACGGGGACTGTCAATATTCCTATTAGCTTCCAACAAATCGCAACTCTTGACACTACACACATCGTCATCACTTGATAAAGGAGGTATTTAAAATTGATTACTCCCTTTATCGAAGAGGACTACCTTGGTATTGCCCGATCACGAGTAACTGAACAATTCAAATCGAAGGTGGTATTTGACAAATTCCTACAATTACTTATCGCCGCTCAAGTAGAAATCCAGTCTGTCCTAAAAGATCTTATGCAGCTTCGCTCCCTTGATACAGCCACAGGCGAGCAGCTTAATATAATTGGACGTATTGTTGGTCAAGACAGGGTGTTGCTCAACTCTGACCTATATACTTTCTTTGGTTTTCAAGGGGCTTTGAAAGCAGGATCAATGGGCACACTATCTGACCCAACGGTTGGTAGTGTGTTCTACAGCTTAGGCGGATCACTTGGTGGTAACATTGAGCTTGACGATGAAACTTACCGTCTGTTCATCAGAGCTAAGATTTTAAAGAACACCACAGCATCAACTTCTGAGGAATTCATCAGAGCTGTCAACTTAATATTTGGGAACAGTGCTGTGATTGCTATTGAAGATGAATCAAGTGAGCAATCAGGTAATGTGCTTGTATTGTTTAATAGACACTTGTCAGATTTTGAAAGAGGTCTACTGCTTTATGAAGATAGTTCATCTGGTTATCCATCAAGTCTAATCCCCAAAACTATTGGTGTGAATGTGAGATACGGCGAATATATCCGTATCGACCCACCAATTAGTTGGTCTGTACGTTACGATAACTCAGGTAATTGGGCGTATGACCTTCCTTACACTTATGACTCTGTGCCATCTTATTCTGCAACGTTTGATGAATCAGATATTGAAATTACTTTATACTAAAGGATGTTTATGGCTAATTTAACTGAGAGTCCTATTTATGAACCGGGGATTTTCCAACTAGAGAAATCTACCCCACCATTGGGTGGTGCTCCAGTTATTGATAATGGTGTTCCAAGTGCAGGTCACGCTAACGCTCAAGGGCTTCAGCTGGCTAATCGGACAGCTTATCTGAAGCAAGAAATTGATTCGCTTGATACACGAACTGCCGCTGTTGAACAAAGCACAACTGATCTTGATGCGCGTGTTGATTCAGCTGAGGCGGACATTGACAATCTTCAAACAAGAGCTGGTTATGGATCTGTAAATGTAAAGTCACTTGGTGCAATGGGCTCACCAACAGATGATTCTTCAATATTTCAAGCAGCGGTAGATTCCCTTCCTGCATTGGGTGGTACAATTGAAGTCCCTCCCGGAACTTACACAATTAATACAAAACCCACAGAGGGAAGTAAGTCTATTCTGTGGCTGATTAGTCCCGGCGCCAGCTTCTCTGGTACGGGAACTGGCGAGGGTAAGTTTCCTTATATGTTGAGCAACCCTGCTCAGATGGCAGTGGGGCCTTACATTCGATCACACTCAGCATTAGCCTCCACTAATAGTAACGGTGGCATCGCAGCTCTTAATGCCGAAATGATCCAACCTAGCTCTTATTCTGGACAAAGCGTTGCGGCTTATTTTGGTGCTATCGGTTCAAGCCCTCAAACAACTGCAAATGTTTGGGCAATGAACACACTTGTTAGAGCAGAGTCAGGCGCTGCTGGCACATATCAGTGTATTGAAGTTGACGTAGATAATTTTGCATCAAGCGCTCTTGTAAAAGGTATTAGTATTTCAGGAGCTGGTACTGTTAGCCCCAAGGTAGCTCTGGAAATTGTAAGAGCTAACAACACACCTTGGCTTTATGGTATAGACGCCCTTAACTGTGTAACGGGCGTCAGAGTTAGGGCTTCGACACAAACAACGTGTGGTGTGATTGTGGGAGCACCAGCAGTTAATACAGGTGTTGTTTTCACTGGTCAACAACTGGCTAATGCTGGGGAAGGTCTGATGTTGCAGAGGTTTACTAACACCTCCCCAACTGGTAACTTTATTCGTTGTGTAAATGCTGATAATACAGCAAGTCTGTTCACTGTAGGTATAAACGGGGATTTAGTGGCGGCTTCGATTGTTTCAGGGGCTATTGTAAGGGTTGGTTCACCAACGCAAACGACTAGTGCTGCAATTTCGTCAAAACAACTTGCTAATAACCAAGACAACATTGTACTTCAGCGTTTTACTGACACATCCCCTACAGGTAGTTTTCTAAGGGGTGTTAACGCTGCAAACAGTGCTGTTCTGTTTACCCTCGGTGTAGACGGAGGATTTAGCACCGTGGCATCTATTTCAGCAAACACTGGTATTACAACTTCTACAGGAAACATTACAGCATCATCTGGTTATGTTCGTGGTAGTGTGCTAGAGGCAACAGGGCCAGTAACTGCTTCAGCCGCAGGGTCCATCAGATTTTCTGCTAGTACAGCAACAACTGTTGGAGCAGCAGGTGGTGCATCTGCTTTACCGGCAACTCCTGTCAAATATCTGGTTGTCAATCAGGACGGGGTTAACTATAAAATACCTCTGTACACGGCATAAGGAATAATATGATTTACACTATTAAATTTGATGAACAGCAACTCTCAATTTTAAATGAAGCTATTATAAATCTTCCTTATAAAATTGCTGTATCTATTATTGAACACATCAATAGAGAGATTTCTGAAAATCAACTTGATGCTCAGGCTAAGGTTAAAGAGTAGTCAATTATGCCTAACATAACAAAACCCAATGATATAAACAACGTATGGGCAGCTACGGGTGATATTGTTGCCCCTGCTGCTGATTATGTTGCCAATGGATGGGAAGCTATCATCCCCCCTCGTGAGTATTTCAACTGGCTTGATAATCGTCAAGATAGATTCAATGCTCATGTAAATCAACATGGTATTCCTGTATGGGATTCTACAACAGAGTACCAAGGATCACTAAGCTACACTAAAGGTAGTGACGGTAATATTTATCGCGCTGTCACAACCAATAGTAACGTAAACCCTGTAGGGGATACAACTGGTGCTTGGACTCTTTTTGGACCTATCATTGCCTCACAAGCTGAAGCAGAGGCTGGTACAGAAAATTCCAAGACAATGACAGCACTTCGTGTTGCTCAGTCTATTGCAAAGCGTGTAGTTCAAGCCACCACTGCAATCACAGGTATTGCCAAGATTGCCACTGACGCACAAGTGACAGCTGGTACTGATGAAACCACTATTGTAACACCCGGTACACTTAATAATGGTAGTGTAAAGAATGTTACAAACATTGGTTATGTTGTGTTCCCAACGTGGCTAGGTGGCCTTACTATTCAATGGGGTAATGCTGTTCAGACAGGTACGGGGATTAACGTTACATTTCCTCGTGCATTTAATACGGCTTGCTATGCTGTGGTTGGACAACCTGTTCCCGGCACTAACCAAGCTCAAGGGGTTAACCTTACATGTTTTATCCAAGCACGTACTAACTTCTTGGCCTACCTTACACGTAATGATCAATTCATTAATGGTGGGTTTTATTGGATTGCTATTGGTAGGTAATAAATATTGACACATGGAGGTGTCTACTAATTTTTGGAGGGTGTATGGCAGATAATAGATCTGAAATTACGAAGAAATTGTTGGCTTACGGATTTACTGCTGCCGTAGCTCTTAGTGGTGGCTACCTAATCGCACCAAACGAAGGTAAAGTTAATGCGACTTACCTTGACCCTATCAACATTAAAACGAGTTGTTATGGTCATACAGGCCCAGAGTTGAAGCTTGGTCAAAAGTTTACAGATGCACAATGTCTGGATCAGTTGGCTAAAGATTTGTCTGAGCATGATAAACAGATGATGAATCTTATCCGTGTACCTATAACTGACTACCAGCATGCAGCCTTCCTGAGCTTTACATATAATGCAGGCGTTGGTAATTTTAAAAACTCCACAATGCTTCGTAAGCTCAACTCAAAAGATTATAGGGGTGCCTGTGAACAGCTAACAAATTGGGTATTTGCTCAAGGTAAGAAACTCAAAGGACTGGTTAACAGGCGTGAACAAGAAATGGCAATGTGTCTTGGAGAAACTAAAATTGAAATTGTCCCTAGTTGAAGGGTGGAAGAAGCTCTGGAAATCCTATTCAGTAATCTTCAGTCTAGCTAATATTCTGCAAGCGCTCTCTATGACAGGGTTGTCTGTTCTTGGTGTGGTGAACGTCTATTTCGCATTCAAGCTTGTTATCGGCATGGCTATCTTGTTTGGTGTGCTTGGGTTGGTTGGTAGACTTGTAAAGCAGCCTGTGTTAGTAAAAGATCCCGCTGTTGAGAATACTGATGTTTAATTTCTTAGCTTCCCTCTCCTCTACAATCTATCTCTACATCATAGCTGCCTTGTTGGCAATGACAGTGTTATTTGGTGGGCTTTTATACCGAGAAATCGGTAAAACTTCAGCAGCTGAGTCAGCACTCGACTCTGTTGTTCAAACCAATTCTGACCTTCAAAACCTAATAGAAACACAGGAAAAAAGCTGCGAATTGACAGATAAACTCCTTGCTCAATATCAATCTGAAAAGAGTGGTGAGGAAGAAAGTAAAAACGATAAGCTTTCCTCTCTTGATAAGATTCCCTCATCCACTACGGTAAAGTCTAATGAAAGCAATGTTGTCAATATTGATGGTAAGTTGCCTTCTGAGCTTATACGGTTGCTCGGAGAGGATAGTGTACAAAACACAGGAAGTAAACCTGTACACCCCTGATAGCTTCCTAGTAGATCCTTGTAAAGTAACTCCTGCTGGAGAAACAGTTAGGACTTTGGCACGAGGGTACATTAGCAACACAAGTTGCCTGAAGCAGTATCAATTACTAATTCAAAAGCAAAGGGATTGGAAAAAGTCGCAGATTGACTTACATGAAAAGAAGGATAAGTAGATATGGAACGATTTAAATCTTTCTTTGAGAATGTAGAGTATTGGATGCTGGAAAGGGATCTTCATATTTATGCTGCCATCCTTTCTGTGATAGCAATCAGCATTTTAGGTTGGATGTTGTACACTGAAGCTGATAAAAATCACAGCCTAAGAAACCACAATATTGAGCTTACAAGTCAATTGCTAGATAAGGAACGTCGCCTGCTCTTGCTGCAATCTGAAATGGACATGACTAAGGTTAGCGTAATCAATACAGACCCCAAGCCTGTTCAAGAAACTGTTGAGAAAGTAAGCAACAAACTTAATGCTAAAATTGAAAAAGTTCAAAATACACTTATCAATTCTAAGTTAGACACTAAAATAATCACAAAGACAGAAACTCAAACCATTGAAAAGCCAGTTCCTGTAGACTCAGAACTGAAGAATATGATGAAGCAAAGTTTCTGTAACAGCAACCCTCAAGATAAATCTTGTGCCAAGGTAATTAAGAAATGAGATATATCTTTTTAGTGATGGCTTGCTTATGTATTACTTCTTGCTCTAATTATCAGAAACCAATTGTAATTCTTCCAACTGATGAAGCTCTGGCTGAGTGTATTATCAGTCCTCCTCCTGAACTGACAGGCAAAGACGGAAAAGATAAACTTGTTTTAGCTTCTGCGTGGTCATTGCAAACAACCAATCTTGGTAAGTGCAATGAAAAGCTAAAACGTTTACAGGTTTGGAAAAGAGTTAATCAGGAAAGATTTGGGGAAACAAAATAATGCCTAATTCAGAGTTAAACGCTCAGCGTGAGAAGAGTTACGAAACAGTTAAAAGCGCCCTGATTGGCTTGTTATTCATTCTGTGTGGGTGGTGCTACAATAGCATTCAGAAGGTTGAAGAGCGTGTTTACACCATGCAAGCTACGGCAATGACACAGCAGTCAGCTCAGCAACTTGAGGAAAGAATATCGAGGTCTATTGAAGTTAGATTTGCTGATTTAAGTAACAGACTCGATTTGATCTTGAAATTGGTCCAAAGTAACAACGATAAAAAATAATCTCCTTATAACAAAATAAGCAGTAGGGGATTCGTATGTTTTTGAAAGTACTAAATGGGTTTTCCCAAGCCACTATCATAACCCTAGCGCTTGTTTTAATTGTTACGATAACAAACAAGCATTCATCCAATGTGGTGATGGAAGACTACCAGCGACAAGTGAATGAAAGGCTTGATGCAGACAGAAGTAAGTTTGAGTCAAAGATAAAAACTGTTGAAGATAGCTTGAATAGATATCAACAAATTAGGGAAGCAAGGGCACAGCTATTTGGTAAAAGACTTGATGAGCTTTATGATAAGTACAAAAAAGATCCAGCACCAATAGATAATGCTAATATGGCTGTATCTCAAGTACCTTCTCCCGCACAGCCAAAAGAATCTTTTACTGATAAAAACTTTACTTACTTGGAAAACAAGTGTAATAGAAGTGATGAAAAGATAGACACTCTGGATAATAAGGTAATGTCTAGGTTAACAGTGTTAGAACAAAAGATTGAACTGTTGCAACAAGACAAAAAGAATAATAGTAAGGTGATACAGAACAACATTACAACTGTTGGGAATGTCACAACCAGATAATAAAAATAATAATACAGATACAAGACCTTAGCTCCCTTCCTCGCGGTTGGGAGCTTTTTCTTTGCCTAAAGGAAAGTTATTGTGAATACAGCCAATCTTGAAATAGCTTCCTCATACGCTTACTGAGAATACACAGCCTTATTGGTTTACCATCTCGTATCTGTGAACGCCAAATCCATTGGGTAAGTTCTGAAAGAGCAAACTGATTATTATCTACTTCAGCACCATAATCTTGCAAGAAAGATGAAACACTTACGTGTGGAAATCTATTATATGCATGAACCATTACAGACCTGTCACGATAGGCATTGGTAGCCCTACTACTGCACTGTAAGAAACAACCATCAGCAATCATTGTCTCAAGATCAATATCACCACTACCTGCTCTATATCCACTTGGAGCAACCTTTCTTCCATTCTTACGGTCCGGTTTACTTAATGCAGCTGGCACACACCAGACTAGATCCTTATTCAAAGCTTTGGTAGAATCTCCAATACCTCTGATAGATTTAGCTAGTTGAGTTAGTTCTTTCTGTGTAGCTTTAGCGTACCAACTAGAAGACAAACTTTCACCAGCCCACTCTCTAATCTGTTTATCACCTACAAACTCAATCAAAGGTATCAAATCCTCTTTACTTCTTTCTTTTACACTGACTTCAGTAAAATCAACAACAGATACACCTTTAAGTTTTAAGAAGGAAGAAAGAATACTACCTTTAAAAAGATAAGTGAGAAGAATTACTCTCTCAGCACAAAGAATTAAATCCATAGGTAGTTGAGTAACAAACATATCTTCACTGCGTTTAGCTTGATAAATCATACCTAACTTGCACATATTAGCAAGCTTTGAATACTTAGTGCCTTCTTCAATGTTTTCATTTAACCATACTACTTTACCATCAGTATCAACACTGATTTGACTAAGGCTTTTTAGATACCTGAAGTCTTCTTTAGTGTAGCCGTCTCCTAGTGGCTCTATAAATGACACTTCTTCATCCAGAATCACAATGTACTTATTCTGCCTGATCCAGCTTAGATGAGGGTCTTTAAGCATAGAATAGAGAGAATGAGTAATGGAGATGTTAACACCAGACTGTAACAAATCTAAAAGATGGTCACTCTTGTTATTATGTTCTTCTGTATTAGGTGCAATGAATTTAGCCTCTACACAAGCATCAACTACTCGTTGTTCACTCTCACTTAGAAGTGGTGTTACATAAAGATAGGATGTATTTGGATTAGCTTCACACCAGTTAAGGATAGAAGTGCTCTTTCCTGATCCCATTATCTTATCTAAAAGCTCTATTTTAAGTGTCATCTTTTCTCCTAAAACTTTGTATTATTAGTAGGTCTTTGTACTAAGGAATACATTAAAAACTATATATAAAACAATAACTTATGTGACTACTCTCGGAGTGTTATTCCGAGTTAAACACAAACGTCCCAACAAGAATACTCCTATTGGGTGTAGTGTGCAAGCTTTATTAAAAGTATTTCTTAATATCTTTAATGTCAGGCAGTTCAAGTTCCCACTCCATTTTAGGAAAATAATGGTACGCAGGAAACTTACCACCTCTATGTTCAATTTTATTCATAATTGCTGTTAGTAGGTTGTGAAATACAAACTGAAACCCTTCTGTGGTTGGAAGCATATAAATTGTATTACCCTCAATTCTTACTGAAACATGTTTGGCTAAAACACTAAATAGATATTTAACATCTCCTTTCAAATCTAATCTTTTCTCCTTCCCACTTATTCAATTGTGCTGATTTCTTTTTAATCTTACCACCAGAAAGGTCTTCTAATCCTTTAACAAGATTATTAACATCATTCATTACTGAACTACAAAACCATTCAGTGTACCCGTCACATTGCTCTTCTAAGGGTTGTCTTTTATCTTCAAACAATCTGTGCAAAAGAAATTCCAAGTCGTAGGCCGCTTGTTCTGAATCAACCTTTTTTATAAGACTTCTTGAGACATCAATAATATCACCTCTGCCAACTTCAGCACCACGAGTTTCCCAGCACAAAGCTTTGCCAATTTTCACAAGAGGCTTAGTCTTATGTTGAAAGAAATACACATAAGACATCATTCCATCTCCGTTCTCTTAACTACAACCTCGAAGCTCTTAGGCGCGTACTTTTCCATAACACTCTTCTCATGCTTCTGTTCTGGGTGAGCTTTTTGCTGAATTATTTTATCAGCCTCAGATGTTAGCCACCAGTACCCTAGAATGCCTACTGTAAGCATAACCATTAAGGTGGCTAAGATGTCGATAATAGGGTTAGGTTTCATTTATCAATCCTTCCTGTATTCAACACAGAGTAGCCAACCACGCCACCGACCTTCAACCCATTCAAGTTCATAAGTACCATCTTTATGACGACCAAGGAACTGACGGTATTGAATAACCCCTTCAAATTTCTTACGTTCAACTTCCACATCAAATGGGACGTAATACAGAACTTTTTCCATATCAATTCTCCTTAATTCCAACAATATTAACACTATCAAAATCAGAAAGAAAGCCTAATTTTGAAATAAAATATCCTGTAGGACGGCTCCATAGTAATAGGATAGAGTCGCCTGTTAGGGGCTGGGATGAGTATGGTGTGAATGTGGATATTGGGTGCATTGTGTTCTCCAAAAAGAAAGCCCAAGGGACATCTCTGTCCGATGAGCTAATGGTAGTTTATTTTGGTTTGATGGTCAAGAATTAATCCAAAGCTTTTACAAATTGCTCACGAACGGTCTTCCCAACTTCAGCTTGCAACAGTTTCAAGAATTGCTTCCAATTTGCCTCAGCCTCTGTCTTAGGATCACGTTCAGTTTCCTTTGTAAATTCCTCAAGAATATCTTGTGTGGTCAATCCAAGAATACGACCAAAGTCTTTATTAGTGATAGCACCAATCTTGCTGATTACGTTTGACACACGTTGTTCAGTGTTGTAGGAAAGAAGATCATTGAGTAGAGTATTCTCTTCCTCAGACAAGTCAAACACTTCATTCCTAGGTTTAGCTTTCTTCTCACTAAAACTTTCAGTCTTATTCTTGAAGTAGATACGGCTTCCGTTGTTGAACCACTTTGGCTCCACAGGTTCAATCACCAAACCTTCAGATGTATTCCCGTCTTGGTAATCTTCAGGTGTTAGTGTAGATTTGAATGTATTGGACAGAGCTAGACATTCAGCGAACGTGCCAACAGTAAGCGTAGGAACAAAGGGTATTCCTGCCTCGTTACAACCTTGTTGTGCAAGTCCTTTATTAATTGGCGTACCATTCACTACAACATCAAAAGCATGAAAATCCTTTTCACCATACTCAACTTCTTTTTGGATATTACCAACAAACAACTCACCATAAACTACTAACTGAATTGAGTCATTACCCATAGACTCATTCTGCCAAAGTTGCATAACTTTATCTTGGTATTTATTAATGACAGCTTGGCAGTTGAAAAATGTTCCGTCAACAAACTGTGTACGAGAGGCAACCTTAACTTCAGTACCATCACACCAGAAGCTGAAGTTAGCTCCGTGCAGTTTTTCTGTAGCCATCCACATACCAGCGTCTTTACCTTCATACTGAACTTTGTCAACTAGGTTCTGACGGTATGTATTTTCTAGTGAGCTAAATTTTACAAATTCCATGTGAGTCTCCTATTTTTTGATTAAAGAAAAAGCTCCTAAGCTTTCACCTAGGAGCTAGTATTGCAGATTGTTGGTGGTTAGTCAACAATTTGTTTTATTGACAAGCAATACACTCGTCCTTGCTGGCCTGAACGCCTGCCATACTATACACATAATACAATCCAAGAATATCAGGATTTAAGAACGCCTCCTTATGTACTTCATTAATATAACTCTCATCTTCACCAGCAGCAAAGAACAAGTTCAGTGACTGCCATTGATCCATGAATTTCCCACGACCTGCTGCAAGTCGAATGATCGTGTGTTGGTTGATTTCAAAGGCTGTACGGAATACAAGCTTCTCATCATCAGTCAACCAACTAACATGCTGCACACTGCCCATCTTATCTCGGATATCCTCAACGTTTTGCTTGTTAAAAACGCCTTTCTCCTTCATAAGCTTAAGTAGGTAGGGGTTCACTCGATCAACCTCACCACCAGCACTTTTCTGGGTATAAACCATTGCAGTATCAGGACTAATACCTTCACTAACACCACCCATGATAAGTGCCGTAGATTTAGTTGGTGCGATTGCGATTAAATGTGTATTAGCTCGACCATAACCCTTCATCCACTTTGGCTCCCCCCAAACAGTTGCAAGCCACTCAGACGCTTTAACAGCCTCATCTTGAATATACTTGGCAATCTTATTGTTCAGCATGTGAGCATCAAAACTTTCAAACGCAACCATCTTCTTTTGAAAGTATGATCCCAAGCCGCATTGACCTAATCCCAAGGCACGACTATTCTTAGTGAAAGCTACAGCCTTTTCAAGCCCCGGAATATTCTTAGCCCGTTCAATGAATTCCTGACAGACAGCATCCAAGAACACAATAGCTGTTTGAACAGCATCTGTGCCATGCCAATCATCAAACAATTCAATGTTCATAGAAGCTAGAACACATGTGTACGTGTAGTCTTTGCTTGAATGAAGCATGATTTCATTACACAACTGTGGTGCTTTGACATCAAGGTTCTGCTCTACATACCACTTAGGGCGTTTACGTTCTGCCTTCTGAGGAAAAAAGTAATATCCTTTGCCTGTAACCATTTTAGTTTTTAGAGACTTACCATACCGCTCTACAGCATCTTTATCACCAGCTTTCAAGCGTTCAATAAACTCATCACTAATATTCCAGCCGATATTATTGCCGTCAGGATGTTGTTCTAGATAAGTGCAAACTTCATTGAAATCACCATGATCGATAGGCAAATAACCAGCCCAAGAACCACGCCGTGCTGTTCCCTGAGCTACGTACTCCATATCAGACTGAAAGCCCTCAATGACCTGCATAACCCCAGTAGATTTACCACCTACGCTGATTGATTCACCACGAGCACGAACGTCACCAAGATAACCTGCTGTACCAAAGCCCATCTTAGTGAGCATTGCCGTTTCATGCTTTGCTTTGTAAATACCGTCAATACTATCTGGAATGTAACTACCAGCACAACTTACAGGAAGCCCACGGTTAGTACCAGTATTAGCCAGAATAGGTGTGCTAGGACTCAGCCACCCTTTCCACATAATATCAAAGAACTTTTCCTTCCACTCAGAAGGGTCAGGAGTATGTGCAGCCAATGTTGCAGCAATACGCTGGTATTGCTCTTTTGGGTTAGCTGCCTGATACAAGTACTTATTCTTAAACAACTGCCATGAGCCAGTGGACCAATGGAGCGGCATCAAGCCATCTTCTTGCATTTTCTTACGTTCGTCACTCAATACACGATAGCTGTTTGTCACTTAAATCTCCTTAGAATTAGTATATTCACAAGTCCAACCAAGATGTTGGGCATAGATACCTCTTGCACAACCTGAAAGACTTCCTGCACTCAAACCCATATCTCGGGTAAACTTTGATATATTATAGCCTGTAAAAACCTCCCCCGTAGGGGAAGTAGCTTTAAACTCTTTACTTAATTTCTTGGTCCTTCGTTCCGTACCGCCGTTTTCATTCCTTTCTTGAATATTCTGAGCGTTAGTGATAAAGCGACAATTACCAATCACGTACGGCCCAACATCGCCCAACCGACCCATTCCGTATTTATCTAAACCTCTACCTATTGAATTTGGAGAACTCAGCCCAGACTCAGCAGCAATTGTAACATAGTCCTCAAAAGAAAGAAGAAACTCAGTCTTACGGATTGCTGATGTGCATTTCAGGCCTCTCCATTTATTTTGCCAAATTACTAAATCCTCTGGGTTTAAGTTGATTGATAAGAGAAAGCTCTTTCTCTGTTCAGTTTGAATCTTAGGTACGCCCATTAGAACTTAAACCCCTGTGAATCCCAATCCCTGACGTACTGGTTCCCTTGGCTGTTAAAGAAGTCAATAGAACTAAAGCCATTGATACCTTTATAAAACCAATCTGACACAGGATTGTAATCAACCTTATACAAGTTCTCGTAGCCCATGTTACGAAGGCAAAGGTTGATACGGCTCTGTGCAAAGTATTCTAGCTGCACATCTGTGATACCGTCAATCTTTCCTTTCTCAAAAATCTTTTTAATAATAGCTTTTTCATGCAGCAATACAGTTTCGGCAGCTTCAATAATGTCAGCTTTCAAGTCAGCTTCAAATGCTTGATCAACCAAACCATCATCTTTCATTTCTTTAAGTAGTGTGCGGAACAACCAAGCTGCTGCTTCTGAGTGAAGAGCCTCATCACGGGCAGAAAAATTGATACCACTCACAACATTCAAAAGTTTGTTCTTTCCTTGACTCTGAAAATGCTTGAGGAATGCAAAGCTTGAATAGAGAATAGCACCCTCACCAAATGTAAAACACCCTAAAGCACGAAGATCATCTTTAGTTGCAAGCGTGTTTTCTAGAAACTCTACACGAGCAGTTAGATCAGGGTCATTCAAATATTCGTTATAGAAATCATCTGTTGCAAGACCAAGCTCTTCATTCAATGTACTATAGAATTTTTGATGGACTGCCAACTCCATTGCACCAAACATAGCAGCCATTGGTTGAATGTCAGCAGGACGTGGAAACTTCTGCATAACAAAGTTAATCCAAAATTCATTACCAATGATAGCTTCGTACTTAGAGAATAGCTTCAGTGTTGTCACTGTGCCATGACTCTCTGCTTCTGTCATGTTTACCAGAATATCTTGTTTATCCTTACCAACCTTAACTTCAAAATGGGGCCAGAAGACTGCTGCCTGTTGATCTGTGTAGGCACAAGCTTCTGGATAGTCCACAGTGAATTCAGACTTTGGTGTTTGAATTCGTGTCTTTTTCACGTCATATCCTTATTTAAATTATTTACATTGATTCTGCAAGTCATTATTCCACATACCATCAGCACTACTGCCACCATGAAGCATCCCAAGCAATTCACCCTTCATGTGTGCTCCGTGGCTTGATGCCTCGATTCGAGCATAAATACTAGCCATGCCCGATGCAAGATATTCTTTATCAGTACGCTCAGCACCATTATAACGTGTACAGTTCACAACAGTGTTCTGAAGATTACGATGTTGACACTGTACTTCTTCAAACTCTTTATTCTTTGTATCCATTCCGTATTTCCACAAAATCTCCTTTATCTTTGGAATATCATTTTCACCATAGGCTTTTACAAAGTTTTTATCTAGAACAAGATCACTAATACTGAGAGAATAGGCTGCGAGGTACGACATAAATTATTCCTTCCAAAACAAACTGTAAGCCTTCTTTACAGGCAAGCCAAGCTCATAATACCCAATGAACTCACTAAGATTTTCCAACACACGAAGATTACTTTCTCTTTTCTTCAAGCCTTCTCTCACAGACATCAACTCAGAAAGCTCTGCCATCCAATATTCTACAGCATAGTCACTATTATTCTCGAAAGCCATCTTAACTCTCCTTACTAATCAACTCTTCCAAAAATGGAAAGTGTTCTGTAATTACTGGTTTAATCTTCCGTGCCAAATCAACGTGTTCTTTTTGGGTTACTCCAAAATCATCACGAACTTTCAGATAAGTAATCCACTGACGCACAGTGCCGTTAGCATACATGTAGCTCATTGTGTTACCTTCAGGTAGAATAACACGAGCACACTCTTTAGCCAACCCATTATCTAGTGCCCAATTGTAATTCTTTTTAACTAGCTGAATCACTTCTTGCTGCTTGTTCTCCCATGCAAGCATCAGATTAAAATCATCTTCGTTAAACTTATCAAGCTCAATACTGTTCTGACGATTCTTTGTATCTTGCAGCCGAGCTTCACGAATGATGAAATTTTGAGCTACTGCATAACGCTGACTAAACTCTTGGAACTTAATGCTTGAGTGTCGCAGCACTTGCCTTGCAATATCCCGTGGAGCTTCGATTTCTACAACGATGTTGGACATATCAAATACTGACCAATGCCCTACACGCATACAGTATTTCAAAAGACCAGCTGCTGTATCAAAGTTCTTTTGGTTATCTGGATTGCTCACCCTTGCACAAAATGCTGGCAAATCCTCTGCTGTCGGGATGAAGTCAACAGTTGGTGTTGTTACGCCAATCACTTGTGCTTTAATGAAATCAAACATCTTACTCTTTATCCTTATATTCCATTTCCAAAATCAGTTCTAGGTAGTGAATAGCCTTCTCAATATCTTTCCTACCATTCTTCTTGCTATGGCGGGTGGTGTACTTAATAACATTTCCTTCAAGGTAGCTCAAGCCGTTGGCATGAATATACTCAATAGGTTGAATCTTACAATCTTTATAGTGATCACCGCTCACTTGTTTGTCTAGTGCTGATGTTGGTTTAGTCTCTTCAATAGATGATTGATGCTGTGAAGCAGTCAACAGCTCCAACTCATCTTCTTTAAATGTAAAACTTTCAAGGCGCTCGTAACTCTTAACAATATAAGGAATATCCCCGTATTCATAGGAAGAACTTGTAATGTAGCCAATCCACCCCTCTTGAACGAATGGTGTATTCTTAACACAAATTACTTTATCACCAACAGCAAAACGATTCTTCACTTTCTCTTCCTCAACAAGCTCAAAATAAGCTGCGTCCCACTGATAACTTCCAGACTCTTTGAAGCATACCAAAGGAAACTTACAGTCGCTGAAGTATGCACTAACTTCAAACTTATCAAAAGGTTTTAGTGTGAAAGCCTCAATACCTTTCCACATACTCTCTTTGCGCTTTACGACATCACCCTGTTTAAACATTCTTCTCTCCTTACGCCACAGCTTCAAGTGTTTGTTTACTGCTTGCTGGTGGACTGTCCAGACATTCAATAAACTTAATTCGTTTACCAATACTTTTACAATAAGCTATCTCTGCTTGAACGCCTCGTGATTGTTCCCAACCGTCCATCTTCAGCACCCAGAGAGCATCACAATTGTCCAAGTAATTGTAATCCAATTTCTCCCAGAAAGCAAACTCACAAGGCATGTCATAAACAACAGACATTGGATGTGAATGGATGATAGGGCTGAACACTGGAATGCCTTTAAGTGTGTATTCTGTAGCACGTTTCAAAGCATATTCATAGCGTTGCTGACGTAAATCGGCGTCAGCGTTTAGGCTGTATACAGAGGCAAGATAGTACATCATAACATTCTCCTATTTTATTTCAGGCTATATTGCGCCTTTTGCAAGGCGCTGTCAAGGGTTTACTTACTATGACGGCTCAAAGCACCCAGTTGTGAATTAAGGCTTTGTGTAATCCAACGAATATTCCCCATCACATAGCCCTTATCTGTTTCAATACGATCAATAGAAGGGCCAACCTTCACATCATAGTCTGAATCAACCCAATTAGCAAACAAAGTTTTATAGTCTTCATTCTCTAATGACCAAGCATAGAAAGTTTCTTTGTCAAGTATTTCTAGCCCTTCATAAAGATGTGCCTTCTGTTTCTGAACACCACTTACACGAGACAGCATGTTCCTATATGTACGCATTAAATACCCTTTAAAACTCTTCTCGTATTTCTTTGTATCAGAGTCGCCTGTTAAACTTCGACGCTCTTGCTGCCTAATATTCCTACAACTTTGACAGACTCTTCCATGTTGTTTTGGGAACTTTGAACGCTCTTGTTCAATTCCACATTGGCTGCAAACTTTACTTAGAACCAACCCATCGTCCATCAGAATTCAACCTCATAGGCTCCAATACAGGCATAGAATCAATAATCAACCCTGTGCCAATGATTGGACGCTTAATATTTACATTGTTGTAGTTAAATGCAAGTTTGTCATCATCAATCAGACAACCACACTGCATACCCCAGTAAAGACCTGTGCTGTTACCCCAGTAGTCAATCTTGAATGTCTCGTGGTAATGGCCTTGCACCGCATTCATGCCCATCTGTTGACTAAGCTGAATGATGTTGCTTGTTTTACCGTGGTGCATGTAGCACTTCTGACCATTAGGTAGATCAACTGTCAGATCAAAGCTCCACTTCCAGCCGCTGTCTACACCCAAGACCTCATTGTAACTTTTGATGTAGTGCTTAGGGATACCAAATACTTTAGCCTTACGCCACACCAAACTACCATGATTACTTTCCAAGATATCCATGTTAGGAAAGATTTTAAAAAGTTCGGCAATGACTGGCAATGACTGACGAATTTCATCACCAGCGCTCGGCAAGTCAGGATCACTGTCATGAAAGCTCAGGGCATGACCATCGACCTCGTCACCCAAGCAGATTACTCGTGTAGGGTTGTACTTTTCTTTTAAGTGTTTCAGGAAAGCAATTGAATCTTGATGGTGATAAGGAATATGCAAATCACTAATCAACAAGATTCGGCTATTATCATACTCTGATTTATCATTTTTACGTACAGAGTATGTATCAGAAGATTTACGGTTATCCACTACGGCTTGGCTGAACTCTTTGCGAAGATAGTCGCTTACAGTGCTGCGAGCTACACCAAGCATCTCGGAAATCTTTCTCCAGCTCTTACCAGTCTTAGCTAGCTCAATAGCCTCATCTTTCCAGTTCAATTCACTCAACTTCATTCTCCTTATCCAGAATTGTCTTAATCTGTTTAGCACCAAAATACATGGCTGACAACAAACTCAATGTACCCAATGCAGCAGCTACATAAAACACCCAACCTGTTGTTATGGCCGCTAAGATAAACCAAAGCACGGCAATGACTTCTTCTGTGTTTGACTTACTCAATTCAAACCTCCAAGATAACCAACCTGATTCAACCAAACAATTGCAAACGTATAGTACATAGCAAAGTGTTCAAAGTCTATAAAGTAATCATTTACCGTTAAATATGTATAAGCCCTACTTACTATCATCTTCATAAATCATCGCCTCATTATATTGACCAATACGCTTTAGGTAATCTGTGTAAGGTTCGTTAGGCCATTGGGCTGGTTTGTTAAAAGAAAGGTTGTGTTCCCAATCTGAATCTGGGTAACGATTACCCCCACCAGCACCCATACCCGGTGATGTTCGACCAGAATACGCAACAGCTCCATTTGTTCCGTGTTGTTGAGTCTGCGAAGCAGCGTACCATTTAAGCTGATTGACTTCTGTGCGCAGCTCTTTCAATTCCCTATCCAGCTCAATCCACTTCTGATACAGATTTGTAATGTCAAAATCAGTTGCCATTCTTCAATACCTCTCTAATAGCATTACGCCTAGCTGCTGGATTCTTTGCACAAACTACATTCCGATCTTTCAGCCACTTATCAATCTGTGCAGCTTTCATTTTACACAACTTAATCACTTCACGCTCTAGCACTGCTTCTTGAAAAGTAATACCAAGCTTCTCACTCAGGGTCTTGCTGAGGTGATCGTCCTCACAGAGTATTTGAAGATCATCAAATCCAACCATCAGGATGTTGTTAAAATAGTTCTCAAAGTCTGAAACCTTAGTAAAACTATGATTACCCAGCCTATGATCAATCTGAACATCTGTAAGTTTAAACAATTTATCACAAATCTCACACTTAACCAACCATTTTGTACGTGTGCTATCATCCATGTCTGGAATTGTTTTACTGTACAAGTAAGCTAACTTGACATCACTTTTCATCCATGCTGATCGGATAGCAGAGCGTACAACAGACACAACGTGCTTTTCTTGTGGTGAGCCATCTTCGTTGAGCTTCTTCATGAACTCTTTAAGCTTATCTTCACGCTTCTTTATATCTGCTTGTGATGGAACTGTCATACGATACCCATCTTCAACATAACTTCACGCACATCTATAAAATCACCTTCCCAGCGAAGCATGTGAATCCCATCCCAATACACTTGCGCAAGCTTCAAATAATCAGCAACTTGAGGGCGTCCACACTGATCAATATATTCAACTTCAGATGGATACCAAGACTTGTAAGTGTCATGAACAGCTTGCCAGCATTCTTGTTCTGTTGTCAGGTCTTTAAGAATCTTGTAGCCAGCCTTCTCACCAAACTTAATCCCAGCAAGATAGCAAGGGTTCAGTCCGTCAATAGAATCTCCAACCAACCATTGAAGATACTTCCACTTACTACCATACCCCCTTACCTTATTCTTCTCATCAATGTACAGATCACCCAAACCTTTTACAAGCATTGGTTCTGACATCTTATCCCAGTTGTAAACCCAACCATCAGTTCCCATGCTATCTTTATCGGTCGAGCAACCGATAATTTTAGTTTTTGTTTTAATCCCTTCATACTGACGAATGGAGATTTTATCGTCTGCCTCGCCTATCACCACTTCAGCCTTGTGAACACCCTTCAGATACTCCATTACTTCTTTAAGTTGCAGGGGTTTTACAAGGTTTAAACGGTTTCCTTTGTACTTCTGAGGCAAGGGTAGCTCATCCCTGAAGTTGTCCTTTCCACTGATATAAATCTCATACTTATCAGTCTTACATGTCTCACAAATACTTTCAATCATTCGTTTAACTGTGAACAAAGCATGTGAGATATCTTCTGTCACTTGTGTATCTGAGATATCAAAATCTTCTAGTGGAAACTTCTCACCAATAAACTCTTTAAACTCTGTGCGATGTTTGAATGCACGACTACGATTGCTTGGTTTGTGCAGTGCAATAACACCACGAGTTTCATTTGCAGCAGATGCTTTGAATGCTAAAAGATCGCCATCGATGATGCAGATTGGTTTCTTTGCCATACGTATCTAACTCCTATAGAAAAGGGCCGTGAGGCCCCATCTTTTTACTACATCACTTAGAATACATATCCTGCAACTCTTGCAGTTTAGTCAATTCTTCAGCTTTACCTTTAAGGTCATCCTGTTTGACTTTAGCCTTGGCTGCTTTCATCAAATCACTAACTTCATCTTTTGGATAGCCATCAACATTGTATTCTTTTTCATAAGTGTATTCAGACTTCAACTCTTTCAAGTCTTCTTGCAGAACCAAGATTTCTTGCTCAAGTTGATAAGCGCGGTCAAATAGTGCTTGTTTCTCTTTCATTTGTTTCTCCTAAATCCTAATTAATATTTAATTCGTTGAATTGCTTTAGACGCTACATCAATAACGTCTGTGTGACCGTTGGCGGCAGCATTGGCTAGCAGCTTATAAAGCATTGGAAGTGGATCTACACTCTTACTTGCGTCAATAGCTTGTTGCTCAAGTTCTTTCTTCTTGAAATCAAGAAAGTCCTCATAACTCTTAAAAGAGAGTGTTACTGAAGCATCACCTACTTGTTCGGTTTGCGTTACGTATGGCATAAATCTCTCCTAAAAAGTAGCCATCCTTGGCCAAAATTCCTAATTGTTTAGATCAAAATGGCAAACTTTCGTCCAGACCATCATCCTCTGGTTCAGTCTGTGGTGCTGGCGTATGAACCTCTTTCTCATCAGCAACAACTTTAACATCAGCCTTTTTCACTTTGTAGCTGCCCAACACATCATCCACTACTTCATCAGACGAACTCTTACCTTCATAAGCGATGTGCTCAACTACTTGAACAGTATCCAGTGTCACAGTCAGTTGGCCTTCAGGGTTACGGTAGCCAAACAGTTTCAGAGTGCAGACTGAGCCGTTGCCAATGTCCTGTGTAAACGCTTGACCTTCTTTGTCAATGACATTCACAGTCATTGGATTACCTTTCTTACTGAACTCAGGCTTAGCCAGACCAAAACCATACATACCTTCTACAACATCATAGTTGGTCTTACCTTCCTCAACTTGCGAAGACAAGGGATATTTAACCCGACGTGGTGGCTTAGTTGTCTTGTCCTTACCGACCAGAGCAAAGCCTTTATTGAGCATGACCTCATCAAGCAATTTGTCCTTTGTTGCCTCATCCACAAACGCTGTCAGACTGAACTCTTTGTCTGTGCTTTGGTACTTGGTCTTTGGAGTATGTACAGCAGCATAGAATACAGGAGCATTCAGTACATATACGTTAAAGGTTTCCAGAGTGCCGGACTTAGGAAGCTGCTTTACAATTACAGAAGTAGTCATTTAATTTTCTCTATTAAGTTGTGTATTAAGTTTTAGTTCACATTACGTTGAGGCTATTTATAACATCCTATCTCTAGGAATTCTTTATCGAACCTGTTTCTCCACTTCCAATTTAAACTTACGCTGCACAATCTTCGCACTAAACCCCGATGCCTTCCACTTGCCCATCTCTTTGCGCGCATCTTCGCGATTATTGCGAATAAAGCCAAATTGATTATCGCCTACTACCACTTCATATTCATAACGGATGGTGTTGCTCATTATTTACTCTCCAGTTGATTCAAGATTTACTTGTTCCAAGTATTGTTTAAACTGCTCTGCTGCCACTTCACCGTAACTTGGCTCATTCCCACCAAGCTTCTCACTCACATGACGCATTGCTGTATCATAGCTTGTTTCAAATGATTGTGGGTCGTTAATATACGTGTCCATCCACATGTTGAAGGCTGCTGCATAATCAGGAACCTGTTGATGTACCTCTGTGCCATTAAGTTCATCAATGATTCGTGTACTAATTTCCGTTACCTCCTCTTCAGTGCGTCCGTAAACAATAATCTTTGAGGACCAATCATTACCACAATCAATTGTATGCTCAAAAATACCACAATCGTTAGGTGGGAACAATGTACCTTTGCTATAATTATCCATCATCTTCTCCTTTCATTTCTATTTAAAAACGTTTGTCTACTTTAGTAGTTTAGCGCATTATTTTGGGTGGGGCAAGGGTTTTAGTGAATTTCTGAATATCGTTCGCCAAACTGTGTTTCACACCCAAGCTTCCTACGTAGTTTATACTTTTCATTTACAATGTCAATTGCTTTACCAATTATCTCCTTAAACTCTTCACGATACTTCGGTAAGTCTTTGATTACAAAGACATTTTCGTCATGAAACTCACCGGTCAACGTTTTTCTGTTATACCGACGCTGTTGCTCTTCTAGAATCTCATCCACCCACATATCAAAAAAGTATGAGCCAGTCCCTTGGGCCAAGGTTGAGAACCTATCTGCCTCTGAGCGAAGGGCATAGCAAAACCCGTTAATGGGGTTTACAAGCCATTTACGACCTCGGCTGTCACGAATAACAACTTGTTCATCTGCAATAGCCTTCACAGACCAATTCAGCTTCCAGTAAGCCTCGTGCAAAGTTTTGCCTTCTTTAAGGCTTACGCCTGCTGCTTGGGCGATCTTGGCAGCCCCAGCATTATACACAGAAGCATAGTTGGTTGTCTTACCCTTCTTACGGGCTGCCTTTGCATTGCTAGACTTCTCTCCACGTTTAAAATCGTCATACTCTTTTTGAGTAACCATCTTAGCAGTAAGTGCCATAAGAATGTGAGGATCGAAGTCGTCCTCTTGCATAGTTGCTACATACTCAGGGTCATAAGGCAACATAAAATGGTGTTTGGTTCGATCCTCAAGGCTGCTAAGGTCGGAACCAACGCTTATTTTTCCTTTGCCTGAAATCAAAACTCCTCGAATCAAATCCCCGTGAGGCTTATCTACTCCCGGCAAGTTTACAATTTCACGGTGCATGACACGCAAAGTGTTAGTGAAACCGCCGATACGAGCCTGAAGCCACTTACCATCTTTAAGGTCACGAATAAAGCCTTTAATAACGCCCAGACGATGTTTGGCTACGTTGTATTCTGCATACTTACGAATAGCTGGAACATCTTCGGCCAGCTCTAATACAGACTCACACAGCTCTTTACCATCATCGCCACCAACACTGATTTGAGGAATTGCACGCTCTTCTGGCTTACTGTTTTTCCATTCAGTCCATTTGCTATTATGAGAGCCTTCCTTTGGTTTCTTTTCAATCCAAGCATTAAAAGCTTCTTCGTCTTTTTCATAACGGAACGATGTAGGAACCCAACCGTGTGAATAAAGCAATGCTTTCACTTGCGCCGGTGAAGATGCCTTTGGTTCCTCGTAACCGTTTAGTACCTTAAAAACCCCCTTAACTTCTGTATCTTCAACCTTAAGTGTGCCGTACTCATCAACCTCTTTAGCTTCATACACCTGCATAAGCTCATTCCACTTAACGCCAAGTGAAGAAAGAGATGTGTCTTTCTTAAACATCTTCTTAGGCTTTTCTTTCTTTACGTACTGAGGAACCTTTGGCATTACGGCCTCAAGGGCCACAGTTGTCTCATTCACAATGGCTTCAAGTTTCTTTTCCGATTCCAGAAGCAACTCAGTATCAACTTCCCACCGTGTCTTTTCTTGAAGACGGGCACAATCCATTTTGAACATAAGGAATGTCAGAAGACGATTGATATGCTCTTCTACAGACAAACCCCTAAGCTTATCAATAGCCAACACTTCATCGTCATCAATGCGTTTTCCCCCAACTGCTCCAGCATCAATTTCTGTCTTTGCTGTTGTGTACAACTCAATTAGACGTTTCTTAAGATCTTTCCATAAGGCTTGGTTGATCTTAACGTCTTCTACTACTCGGTTTTGGTACACCTCATAAGGCTGTTCATTCCAATCCTCAACTGCTGGTTTTTCAATTCCATAGTCCTCGTGAAATGTGCCCAAACCGTGCATCTTGCGTTCTGGGTTGAGATACCAGCTTAAGGCCAAGGTGTCAATCAGCATTAACTTAGACAGATCAATACCAAACAACTTCTCCATGAGCGGTACGTCAAATGAAATACCGTTATGCATAACAATTGGAGTTTCGTTATCAATATGCCACTGAAAGAATTTTACAATTCGTTCTGATTCACTTGAACCTTTAAATGTCAAGATATCTTTCATATTCATCTGGAAACCAAGAACATGAAGCTTTGTGGCTACATCGAGGAAGCCATCACTTTCCAAGTCTGCGACTGTTGCTTGTTTCCAGTTATAAATATTCTTCAAAACAATACTCCTTAAAGTGAATCTCCTTCCCATTCATATTGGAGGAGCAAACCTGTGTTGGGTTGATACTGAGTCTTAAACTTATCCTCACCGCCAAACATACGATTCTTAATACAACCAATAAAGCTGTTGGACTTCAGATCGCCAAGTGCATGTTTATTTCGCTCAAAACTCATAAGTAAGGGGAAAGCACGCATAATACCACGGCTACCTGTGAATTGGGAAGCAAATACTTCGCCGCCGTTCTCGTGGTCCCGAACGTCCTTACCTTTTGGTGGGTTCAAGTGGCTGTACACACCAATATGAATGTCAAGCTCTGCTGCTAGGTTAGCAATCTCAGACGACCACTTGTTGATAAATTCGTTAGCTTCAGCACTTGACAAATGATCGACCAAACGGGTCATGTTATCAATCTCAACAAACCTAACACCATATTCCATTGCATTGTAACGGATAGCTTTTACAATCTCTTCAATATCAAATCTGTTAGCTGCTGCTTGACCATCACTCTCCCACAAAAACAATTTACCTTCAAGGCTATAAGCTGTCTCCAAATATTGTTCACGGTGTTGTTCGTGAGCACTTGGAAGATGATAAGGGATGCCATCAATCTTGCCTGCAATATTGTACAAAGTAGAACGGTTAGGCTCTTCCAACAAAACAGAAAAGACTTTTTCTTTATGCTCAATAATGTTGTGGGCCGACTTCATATGAGACAAGAGAGTCTTCCCAAGGCCGACGCCAGCCCCTGTACATGTTGCCTCACCCATACGTTGAGAGCAGTTCATATCTGTAAGCGCTTGCCACGGGTAAGAGAATCCCGGAACAGGGGCTGCATCGTCACGAGCCAACACAGTTGAGACACCAACCACACCTTCAGATGTAGGTTTTGCACTCTTCCAGATGCAGAAGTCTGCAAATAAATCACCATCTCCTTTCAACAAAACTTCGTTAGCATCTTTGGCATTAGTTGGATAAACAGCAACTTTGATATCTGGGAGAATCTTCTGGACATCTTTTACAGCTTTCTTCCCAGCTTCGTCATTATCTAAAACTAACACTGTTTCGGTAAAGAACTTATCAATCTCTTTACGCATACGACCAAGGGTTGTAACAGCACTGCCAACACCGTGAGGCAAGCTTACAACTGCAAACTTGTTCCACTGGCTTTTACGTTTAGCAGCATGAGCTTCTAGCATCATCTCTAGCGCTCGACAGTCCCACTCCCCTTCTGTTACATATAGACGTTTAACACCAGCTTTCTTAGCAATTTCCCAGTTGAAAAGGTCGGCACCTTTAATATCCCCGATAGACCACATAGCCTTCTTGTCGAGCATAATGGCTTTATAACCAACCAACTTACCGTCAATCGTGTAAGGAAAATTAAATGTAAATGGTGTTTTACCATCATACTCACTGTAAGCCAATTTGATGCCTGCTCGTGCAAAGTATTCTGGTGCAATACCTCGATGCTCTTGCCGAGGGGATTTCAAATTACGAATCTCTTGAATCTCTTCCTCAATCTCATCTTCACTTTTACGCTTTGGTGGCTTTGGCTGCTTGCCGTTGTAGGGGTCTTCTACATAAGCGTCCAAACCCTTTGAAGCGCAACTAAAGCAATACCCAGTGAATTTGTTTTTACCGTCATCGTAAAATACTTGCATACCTTTTTCAGAAGTGCAGTGTGCTACATCATGTTTAATACGTTCTACACAGGCCAATTTGTCTCTCCTATTAATCCAAAAATTCTTTCAGCTTATTTACCAATCTACTGTCCAATTTACTGCCATACAAGCCTATAAGCTCTGCTACCCGGATTTTCTTATATGAAATATAAGCTTCATATGCCAGTTCAGGGGTTGAAAACCTACCTAGAGCTTTCCTGTAACCACCAGCACCGCAGCCAGCCTGATAATTTCCCCTATCTTTACAGTAATTTACACCTGTAGGCAAGTCGTCTGTTTTTGTTGTTGGTACAATAAATAAGGTATTGACCTCTTGGGGCACAAATACACAAACATCAGGGCTGTATACCTTACCAGCTGTAATCCCTCCTAGCAAGTCTTTATCAAGCTGCCAGCCTTTCTCACTAAAACCGACTTGTAACTGGCACCACTCAGCAAAATTCTGAAAGTTGTGCCAGCGTTCATCAACGAAGCAACCCACATAAGTGGGGCTGCGCAAGTGGCTGGCGGGGCTATAGCAACGCTCCATAATGCCTTTCCAGAACATATACTCCCTAGTCCCAGACTTGTATCCAGAAGTGCTATTTTGATCTACACCATAGTAGCCAACGCCGAACACCGAACGGAAAAATGGATTTGCAACTTCTCCTTTACGCAAGTCACCTGTTCTTGTAGTTTTAATATATCCATGTTCATCTTGAAATTGGACAACTACATTAAAAGCACCATTATACTCAATAATAACACATTCACAGCCTTGATTGGTTATGAATTTATCTCCCACCTTTACCCTATCTTTGTTACTCACAACCCCTCCTAAATACCTTCAACAATTATCTCGCAAACATCTCTCGCCCTATTGCCCATCATCCCAAATATTCTGCCACTCTTCCCTAGCCTGCTGAATTCGCTCATCAATAATCTCATTAATGCCTGTCATAAGATAACTGATGAAGTCGTCGAGTTCATAATCCCCGCAGACTAACACACCCCTAGAACTATATTCAAGCAATTCTTTCTCGCTGTATTGCCTAAATCCTTTCTTAATATCTACGAACATTTAAAATTCTCCCTTGCCCAGTTCATCACAGAATTGTAATCACCTTTCACATCTTTTGGAATTTCCATCTCTAAATATTCCGGCAGAGGCCATCGGCTCACAATATAATTCTCAGACTTAGCTAGTGCTTCACCTTTGCGAACTTCAAAATTCCAGCAGCCATTGACAACAAAACCTGATTTAAGATTGCCCTTAGAATCGCGTTTAACATCTCTAAGCAATAAAGAAGGCTCGCCATTTAGAAACAGACAAATCATTTCTTATCCCTCCACTCAACACTAGGAATCAGCAACAAGGCCAACATAAGACGCAGCGAATGCTGCACCCCACTCCCCAAACTATACACACACGCTGCAATCATTGCAAAGAATCCTACATAAAAGATGCAGATGTTGTTAGGCATTATTGGACCTCCAACACAACACTCATCAGTGTAAATTCACTATTGTCTACATACCATTTGTCAACTTCAAGATCATAAATAGCGCCGTCACACAAAGCAACTACTGAATTCTCATCTGTCGCCAACAAAAAGTTGCCAGAACTATCTTTATAAACCTCCCCTTGAAGTAATTCGGACTTAAGATAGACTTTTGGACTTTTACGTTTACCAATTTAATATTCATTCCGCCTTCCCCTCAACCTTAAACAGCCTACTATAAACATATTGCACTTTCCCTGCCTCATCCATTTCACTTGTGACAGCGAATTGACTAGGCTGCTCCTCTTTAATAGCCTTGAATAGTGCTGTAAGGGATTTCAGTGTTGTGCTGTTCATTGGTTATCTTCTACCATGCGAGTTAGTTGACGCCACATATTAAAACTAAGATCAATGTCAACCGGACCGTTATATCCCATATTTTCCCATTGTTTTTTCAAATCTTCATTTGAACTATTAAGTGCTGCTGTGATCAGTTTCAATTCATTTAAGCTTTCGATAGTCAATTTAATTGGCTGGAAAACTTTGTCTTGTGTCACTTTCATTTCAGTCCACCTTTCAATACTGTTAATTTCACACCGGAATGCATCTTTTCTTGCAGGTTTTGCCTACTAGAAACTGTTTGCTTCCCTTCAACGTCTCCAACACTGCCCACGTCTTTCTCCGCGTTCTGTACGCCAAATTGCAATAGTCTTTGGTTTATTTCAATAGTGAGAACAGATTGCAATTGATGTAACATTGACAATGGCATTGTAGCATAGCTGGCTGCTACGCCTGACAGAAGGCTCATCTCGTCACGCATATTAATTACCTTTATACAATGGATCAGCAAAGTAAATCTCTTCTGGTGCATCAGGCCACTCTTCACGTAATGCTTGAAAATTTCCTTCATTCCAGCAGCGTAAGAAACTTAGGGGTTCTTCACAATAACCTTTACCAAGCATGTACCTGATGACAGCATTGTAAGCGGCTTCAGTCTTGTTAATCTGCTCTTGTGCTTCTTCATATAGGCTGAAGAACATGTGATCATCTAGTCCACCACGTTCAACCAGATCGTGGATTTCTTCTTCACTCATTTCAAGATAGCTCATCTCTAATCTCCTCAATCAATCGTTTCTGAATTTCATTCCCAAACCTATCCTGCACATCTTGACACTCATCACGGCTCATGTCAAGCATTTCATAGTCATAATGCTCATCCATTTCAATCATGCCTCCCACCACTTCTAAGTCAATCCAACCTGATGAATAATGGTCATCACCACTCTCGTAAGAATACTCTACATCCAGCAACCACTGATCAAGCCTAATTTGTGCTGTCATTCAATCTCCAGAGTTGCTTTGACCGGATAGAACACATCGCCGAAATGTTCATCTTCATCAAACATTTCACCACTATCAAGATCAATTGTTTTGTACTCTTGTGTATACATCATGTACTTCTGAAGACGGTTTGAAATATAAACTTCACCAAACTTTAGGTCAGCCCAACTGATTTCTCTACTTTTATTTCTTTTGTCATTGATAATCATCACACACCCTCCCCAACCAATTCTTGCTGCATAGCTTGTTTATGTTGCTTATTCACCACCTGATCCACAAGCATATTGAAATCATCCTGTGACATGATAAAGCTTTCATCACACTTGCCTGTACTGTTGAAGACATGTTGCTGCTTGGTGTTCATTTTTGAATAGTTGATATAGCTCATTTCGCCTCTCCAATAATACGTGTCAGCTCACCTAGTGTACGGCCTGCAATATTTACACGAGTGAATTCAGTAGGGTAGATTTCAAATAGTGTAATCCACAAGTCTGTGCCGATGAAGTAGTCCACAATAGCAATTTCGCTATCACATTCTGACTGGTAGAAACGTGTCACTCGTGCTCGGTTAAAATCAGCAGCAATCTCTTGAATTTCTTTTTCCACTTCTAGGTTCATCTTATCTCTCCATTAGCAAAGGCGACATCTCGCCATAAATTGCACAATAATTAATGTTTTATATGTCTTACGTCTACTACACAGTCAGGAAGATAGCAGACGTGTGGGATAGTGTCAACTGTCAGATACGATTCTTTCTAGATCATTGGCAGCACCAATGAAATGGTCACCAGTCCAGTGTGGAGGTAAGCCTTGGTACTCTGCAAGCTTGTTGTCCACCTTCATAGACTCTATCTGTGCCTGTACCATGTAGATCATGGCTAGCTTCCTCAATTGATCATCGTTCATCTCAATCCTTCCTCTATTAGTCCACGTTTGTCGTTGGGGCCAATTTACTCTCCGTTTTAGCCTGCGTCAAGAGGCTAGGGAGATACCAATGCCATACAGACCAACTAGACGTTTAGCTTCTTTCAAAGCGTGTGTACGGCTCATATTAGGAAACTGAGACTGCAACTCATTTGCCAGCCTAGCCTCATCATTGGTGATAGCTGCATCCATTTGAGCAAAATGGTTACGCAGTGATTGACGATTCATATCCATTTCAATTTACTCCGTGGTTTGTTTGTGTAGGCTCAGTATACATCCTGTGTCACCTACGTCAAGTCCTATTCAGAAAATATTTCCCCACACCTTCTGAACACTCCTACACACGCTTACTGGATGTGGTGGAGGATAGCACAGAAAATTCTTGTAGTGAGGGGTTGACAGGGGTTTATAATGGCGTTATCCTAGGCACATCAACCAAACAGGAGATACACAAATGATCATCACAAAAGAAATGCTAGACGCAATCCTCTACCACCAGTACGAAGAGGAGGACTATGACCGTGAAACTGGTCCTTGTAAAACCCTGTACACCGTCAGTAACCTGTTCGAGCGAGAGGAGTTCGCCAAGTATGCAATTGAAAAGATTCTTACAGCTTACGCTGAAGTGATGGCAATCAAATGAAACAAATCACTGCTGAAGATGTTCGCAAGCTTCGTGAAGAGTGTGAGGAAAATTTGAAATGAAGATTTATGCAGTTGAGAATGTCACTTGGGATGGGATCGAGTACCAAAAACTATTTCGATCTGAGGCTAGTGCTAAAGTACATGCGCGGGAAAAGAATAGGGAGATTGGTATAAAGAACTACTATAAAGTTTATGAAAAGGTGGTGGAAGAATGAAACGACTAATCCATTACTATTACAACACATACGATCTTGGCTGTGGATGCTGTAGCGACAGCTTCTCAGAATACACAATGTGGGAGGATGAAATTATGGTTGTAGATGACTGTCTTATGCAGATCTGTGAGAATGAGTAAGACTTGAAACTTGGCTTATCTTGAGCCATTTGATGTTGATCCTGATAGTAGGTGGTTTTGATTATGGAAATTTCACAAGACGAATTGAGCGAGCTTCTATCCTGTATAGAAAGCCTTGCCGGAATGATGGAGCCCTACTACTCTCAATGTGGTGGTGCAGATGAGGCTTATGAGATTCTTGAGAAATATCGTCGTAAGCAGCCTTACGTCACAGAAGAATTGATTGGCGCTAGCTGCAAGATTTGTGGTAAGACATTTAAGTGGTCTAGAAAGAAAAGGTTGCTGGATGAGCATCAACAGAATACAGCCTTGTCTAATCACATTACACAGGAACATGGTATTATTGATTACAAGGAGAAAAAGCAATACAAGATTAAAGCTAGAGTCGTGGTTACACATTGGGATACGTATCAAGATTATTTGGATAGGGGATTTGTAAAATGAACAAACCATTTCAACCAACAGCAGAACAAAAGATTATTTTTGAAAAATGGGCTAAGTCAGAACATTGCAATTTGACATCCTCACCTTATCCTGATAGCTTCCGTACATACAAATTTGACAGAACTCAACACATGCTTGAAGGTTGGCTAGCTGCGCTGGCTGTCAAAGTAGGAGAATGAAACGGCTCTAGCCCTTATACAACGGGGCTTACAGCTTAAAATGCTTGACTATCTTGTGACTTAACACTATCTTACTATTAATACATCTTTAAAGGAGATATAAAGGATTGATACTAAAGTTATGGACTATGGATAAAGAAGAGAGAAAGAATATATTTACTCTTTGTACTCACTTTAACATTCATTACAATAGAACAAATAAATACAAACACATACATGAAGGAATAGAGAATGAAGTAGGACTAGGGTACACAAAAGAGGTATGGACTTTAATCACTAACACAGCAAGAGCTATCAAATATGGTGCTCAAGGTCTGTGTATTCCTCGTGACTTCTTACCATACAAAGCCAATACTCAATCTATCCGACACAGAAAGATGATTTCTCTTGTTGACTCTCTATCTGAATTAGGTTATCTTGTATCTTATATTGGTGGTATCACAGATTGGAATGAGATGGAGAAGGTAGGTAGCCGCGTTATCTTCACACAAAAGTATTTGTCTTTGTGGCAAGGTACAGACGTATCTGATGAAGTTGATGTTATCAGTGTTGTTGAAGTCAAGGACAGGTCTACCAAAGAAATTAAAAATAATCGCGGTTTTACAGGAATTAAAGACATCAGGCAGCAGATGACAACATTTAATAACTTACTGTCTGAAGTGGAGATTGAGCACGAAGGTAATATCCTCCCTGTTCAGATGTACAAAAGATCGTTCATTGATAGTTTAACTTTAGGTGGTCGCATGTATAACACAACTGGTGGTGTACAAACCTTGAGTCAAGAGGAGAGAGCTGAATTGAAACTTAATGGTAAGGCCGTTGTGGAGCTAGATTTTAAGGCTATGCACGCCTCTTTGCTTTATGAGAAAGAGTGGCAAGAAGATAAAGAGAGTCTTGAGAGTTGGATAGCTACAGAGTGGAATGGAGTTTATAATCCTTATGGGGCAGACCTGTCTTTCTTGAATGTCGATCAAGAGAAGATTGATTGGTTTAAAGCTAAATACAATAAACCATCGTATGATCCTGTGCGCAATCTTCAGAAGCGGACTGTTATGATTGCTTTGAATGCTAAGTCATACCCAAAGACTTGTGCAAATATCACCACTCATTACAAGAATGACTATGATAAGCGTGGCACGGATGCCGAGATTGATTGCCTATATTATGGTATCGAACCTGACTTCGACAGCAAGGGTGAGCTTGAATTTCGCAGTGGTCACTCTGTTCAGGCGGTTGCCTATCACAACAGTCCTATTGCAAAGTATTTCTTCAAGGATCAAGGCGTTCATCTTCAGTATATTGATAGTGAAATTCTATCAGACGTAATGAGTAAATTGATTATGCAAGGGGAGGTACTTTTACCTGAGCATGACAGCGTGATTGTGCTTGAAGATTTGGAAGGTGTTGCGTTACAATACATGAAAGACGCCTATCTTAAAGTTATGGGTTCCGATAAATTCTGTTATGTGGAGAAAAAATAATGACCTACCAACAACAATACAAATCATTCCTATCCACCTTGCACCAAGACACACGCCCGTCGATTGCCGACCAAGATATCCCTAAAGATGGCTCACAGATATATCTATATAATTAATCTATCAGCCCACAGTATTAAATAGAAATTATTGTCTATGCTGTGGGCTTTTTCTTTGGCATAATCATTCCATCGAAACGAAACATACAAATGTAATTGGAGAGATGAGATGACAACAGCACACGTACACAAATTATTGATCGACTTGGGCTATTTGTTCGAGAAAATCACACCACAAAACAGTGATGTACCTAAATGGGTGTGCCTGGATAATGACAAGATTCCATTGTGTTCTGACAGGGTTTTATCCAAAGTTATTTGGGATATGGATAAGCAATTGGGAGGTGTAGCATGAGTAGTTATCTGCTTGACTTACAACGTGCAATCGCTCAGACGCATCACTTATCAGATGACAAAGTGTTTGCTCCTCTTGGGGACAATTATTTTGTAGGATGGTATGAAGCCGCCGAAGACTTGACCTACGGAATTTCCTGTGGCTCAGAGCACGCTGTCAAATCACAGATGGCCCCTTGGCTCATGGGCGAAGATAATCCTTACTATGAAAGCCTTGACAGCGAGAGTGACAAGGGGTATTGTGAACGTATGAAAGCAATTCAATTATTGATGGAGAAATGTGATGACTGAAGTTTATGTAACAACCAACACAGTATGCGACCACTCAGAATACTCTGATGAGATGTATGGCCCTTGGGAAGCCAGCTACACTTTTGAAGTAACTGGTATTACGTTACAGAAGCCTAACGTTGACTATGAGAAATTCAATACAGCCTTTGAAGTGAATGCTGGCGATACATTGTTTGTTTTGAGCATCATCTACAGTACAGGTGATAGCTTCGGTTATTCAACAGGTAACGGTGAAGCATTGTGGGTGTTTAAAGATTTTGAGGTTGCTAAAAAGGCTGCTGAAGATTTTCGTAGTCAAGAAGATGAGTACTCTGTAAAATTCAAAGATGAATCTGGTAAGAAGCTTACGATGTCAAATCCAGCTTCAGGTTATTTTGAGAGCTTGACAGATGTTTTACTGCAACCTTTTGTAGTTGGTACAATTTCTCAAGTGCGATTCTAAGGACTAACAATGCAACCCCAACAATACGAATATGATGCAAGTGATTGGCTTGATAGTGATGAGACAAGCTTTTGTGACAATTCTAAGCAATCACGTAAGCAATCTAAGAAAGATTGGAAGGAAAACAGACGTGAGCAAAGAGACAGGAAACGAGGAGATTGGAATGAATAAATTCAACGACACCGCGATTGCCGACCGGGTGATGCGGGTTATCAAGGGGGAGCGGGGATGAGCAAATATTCCGAATTGGTTGGCCTGCTTGAAGACTCTGGAGTTTTACAGCTTGAGGATGATTGGGCTGTCGAAATTCAAAGTTTAATTAAAAGCCGATCACGGTTCGCCGCCTCACCTGTGCCGCCTGCTGGCGATGTGGAAGTGCTACCAGAACGCAGAAACGATCATATCCATCTTGATGCTTCAATGAATGCTAGAGCGGTTGGATTTAATGAGTGTTTGGATAAGTGCGTGCCAATTTTCAACCGCCTGACCGCCGAGCGTGACACGGCTATCAAGGCTGCGACATTGGGCGCTGAGAACCTGAACAAAGCACTGCAAACAGCGGATAGCTTGCGAGCAGAGAACGAACGGCTCAAGAAGATCACTAGATTTGAGGACGCCGTGGCTTGCGTTTTCGACAACTTAAAGTTTGTAGCCGCAAATACAGGTAGTAAAGAATGGGATGACCGGCTCGAAGATTTGGCAGAGGAGGTCATCGAGTACGCGCCAGAATACAAAAAACAATGGAAAGACATTTGCGCCCTGCAATCCGAACTGACCAAGGCGCGGGAGTTGGCGAAAAAAGCCTACCACGCCGGATGTCGCGAGGAGTCTAGGGTTTATTTAGACCAAATCCTCGGCCATCAATCAGCACCAACCGATAAGGGTGACAAATGCTCGGACGGTGGAACGTGTGGTCTAGGCGGCTTCTGCACCAACTGTCACAACCTACCTTAGCCCCGTTAGGGGCTTTATTTTGCCTAAATTTTCTTCAATTTTCTTTTAAATTCCCGTTGACACCATCCTCCAGATGCACGATACTAGCCCTACGCAAACAGAAAACCTTCACGAATCGGAGAGACATCATGAAATTTCAGATTATTGACACAGTGACTAAAGAAGTAGCAGCAAGCCGTGGCACAAAAGCTTCTGCAACTAACTGGGCTAACAAGCTCAACGATGGCCTGAAAGGTCGGTATGTAGTTGTGAAGGTGGCTTGAAATGAAAAAGTCAGGTCAGCGTTTAATGATGGAAGCTAAACTTGATTGCCAACGTATTGCAGAAGGCGCGTTCACACCTGTAGTCTTTGAACGTTATGAATTGATTGGTGGTGAGAAAGGTATTACTCTAGGCTATCCAACAGAGACAATTAATGGTTCGTCTTGCATCGTGTGGATTAACTATAACTTGAGAGGGAATAAACAATGATCCATCTTCTCTGCATCACAGACGTAAAAATGCGTCGTTCTGACACAATAGCCTTCAAGAAAGGGCAAGTGTATGAGTGGACATTGCTCGTGGATGGAAGTATTCAAAGGTATACTAGTGAAGGTGGTTATCATTCGTTTAGGAGTGATGTGTGGAATCAATTTTTCAGCTACCAGATGATTGAGGAGGAAGTGTGATGAGTAATGCATACTGGATTCATAGTAATGATGGCGAACTTAACAAAGGTATTGGGCAGATCAATGCTGACTATGTTGTTAACAATAATGGTGTTATGACATTTTATAACAATGATGGGCAGGAAGTGTTCTGGTATGTGTTGCTGCCCGGTGAAGCTATGTCAGTGGTGTATGGAGGTGCGGCGTGACGGCAGCAGCCCACATAGTCTGGTTTATTTTGAGTGTACTGTTCCCACCACTGATTATTCTGTGGATCATCTCTGCACTGTGTTGCGGAAGTAGTAAACGCAATAAGATGATTGACTTGCAAAAAGAGAACAACGAATTGCTTCGTAAACTTAATGAGAGGAATTGGAAATGACTTTCGAAGAAAGAGAAATTGAACTAAGCGAGATGCTTTCCGAAGGAGACATCTCAACTAGAGAGTGGGCCAAACTTTATATGGAAGCATGTGAGGATGAAGAAGAGTATCCTGACGAAAATAATCAGGTTACTTTTACATGAACTTTATCTACGAACTACATTACGAAGCAGAAAATGGTGATCAAATCTATTGCAAAGAATTCTCTGATGAGCTAGAATGCCTGCAAGAGATGCGAAGTCTTCAGATTGAATTTCCAGAGCATCAGTATTGGTATGACATTAGTGAGGATGGGCGATGAAATACTTAGTAAAGGGGCGAGTTACAGTCAGCTGTTGGACTGAGGTTGAGGCAACGAATCCAACACAAGCACTAATGCTTGCGAGTCGTAGAGAGTTGGCAGAAATTATAATTGATCCATCTTATGAAGTAGAGGATTGCTTTCATATGGCTAATGACGGAGCACCGTTTGAAGTCACCATTGAACTAAGTACACCCCGCATTAAATCAAAGAAACAAGTTCCAAGTAAAACTTCAATAGGTGGCTAGCAAGATGTCTAATAGATATTCACTACTAGACCGTGGTTTCATTACACACTACGGCTACAATTGTTGGGTGATCCTAGAGGATGGTGTGCCCAAGTTTGGCTTGATGACAGATAAAGCAAGTGCTCAGAAAAGGGTTGATTTCTACAACGACAATAACCTCACTCACGAAGAATATGTTACACTTATGCTTGGGGATTATGACTTCTCAACAGAAGACCATCAAGTTATATTGAAGCGTCACATTAATGAGAAAATGTAATGATTATTAAAAGCACTCTGGCATTTCTTATTGTCTTACTCACAGTGATGTGGATTTTTACTCCCATCTTCGCTGCTTATAGCGCTTGGCAGGTATGTCTTGGTATGGGGCTATTAATTTTAGCCTTTGACTGTTTATAGAAATCTGGAGTTATAAAAAATGATCATTAAAAGAACTATCGCTTTCATTCTTGCACTCATTATAATAGTATTAGTCGATGCACCGTTGTTCACAGCTTATGGTGCATGGGCACTAATTCTATGCCCTATAGTGGGCTGGTGTATTGGTTGGGTGTTTATGGACATTGCGGAGAAAATATAATGAAAGCCGAAATTATTTATCAAGTGACATTTCCTGATGGCGAAGTTGAATACTTGAGTAACCCATCTGTTGGGTTTGAGGATTGTAAGGTTATTAAATTTTATGCTAATAATAATGAGTTTATTTTTCCAGAACGTAACCCAAATTTAAATTTCTTTATGTCGGCAGCAATAAATGGATTTAATGAAGGTTGGAATGCATGTCTGGACGAATTTAAACGATTGAATAAGGAATAACTAAAATGAAAGAAGTAAAGAAAATTATCTCGGAAGCACGTGTGGAATTTTGGAAATCTGCATGTGAGCAACGGGATAAATGGTTGACAGAGATTGAATATGATATGGAATCTCTTGCCGTAAAGAATATACAATTGCAAAGTAAGCTTGACAGTCAAGATGCTATGTATAAAGAACTTCTATCTCAGTTTGTAGAAGCATGTCACCCTGTTATGAATGCTGCGTGTAACCTGCGTCAAAGAGATGAAGAACGTGATGAAGTTGAAAAAGCTGTAAAGTATTTGAGTAAGCTTCAGAGTGCAGCTATCAAAGTTATTAAAGGAGAGTAGCATTAACGGTTTATTCCAAAAGAAGCTAGGTTTGTTATTAGAGGAAATTAATATGAATGATTCCAAAGAAGTGCTAAAACAATTATTAGAAGCACTTGAGCTTCTTCTTATCGATGCTGAAGCACAAGATGAGGCATTACAAATGGAGTTTGGTAGTAGTCGACGTGTTTGGAAAAAGCCCTATACTTTTGAAATTGCTCGACAAGCCATTGTCAAAGCCAAAAAGGAAATCTACAATGAATGATACAAAATGGTTAAATGAGATATCACTTAGGAAAATAGTACAGGAGCTTGAAAAAGAAGTGACTGAGCTTATAGAAAAGAATAAAAAACTTCAGGAACAATTAGAAGCCGCACAAGAATATATTGAATTTCAACTCGATGATTGGGATAATTAAAAATGGAAATTAAAGTAGATGATTTGCTACAAGCAACAATAGTGGAACTGGAAAGTGATATTGAAACAATTGCTGACCATAATATTCAACTTAAACTTGCCTTAAATGATGCTGTGTTGCTACTTCACAGGACACTCATTTGTCAAATGCCGTTTCAGCTTAAGAAAGAAATCCTTGAATTTATTGATGATTTTGAGGTGGAAGAATGACTTGCAAAAGAGTTGGTTGTGATGAACGATATGGGTTGTTCCAAAGTGAAACATACGGTAGCCTTTGCCGCAGCTGCCTTGATGAGCTTGTTGCTACAGCAGGGGTGATGTCTATCCCTGAATTTATGCATTCTGAAAAGAAAACGGTTGCATACGACAGAAATTGGGATTACTATGTGACTTCGGTGTTCACTTAAAGGGGTAAGGGAAATGAAATTTGATGATCAACAAACCTCAACAATTAAGCTTATTGATTTTATTGAACCAAATCTAGAATTATTTAAAAATCTAGACCTTACTGGAGAAGAATTGCTTGGTATATGCGCTTCCATGCGCAATGATGCGAAACTTCGTCACTATATGAAAGTGGTGAAGGAATTACAAAGTCAAATGATAGAGGAAAAAAGTAGACAACTAGATCAAGTACTTTCCCTACTCACTGAAGTTTCTCACTGTAAGCTTCCAAGTAAACTAATGAAGAATGTGAAAAGTTGTCTTGTTGAGCATAAAATTCTAGCTTTCACGGGGCAAAATGTTTATGAAAGGTTCTGAGAAAATTGAAGAACAGTTTGAACTGTGGGCTGAGGCTAAAGGGCTTCCAGTATCTAAAGATTGGTCTGGAAACTATACACACATGACTCTGTTGGCTTGGGAAGCTTATCAAGAAGGCTGGCTTAAGAGTCTGAACAGTCAAGGTATGTATTATATCTGTACCGATCACACAGATAAGTGGTTTGTCTCTAAAGGAAGCTTCAAAGGCGAGACATTCAATACAGAAACCGAAGCTGTTGAATGGGCTTTGATTAATGGTTATGAGGTGAAAGCGTGAACATTAGAAAGGATTTTCAAAAGTATATGAAGGAAAAGCCATATCCTTGGCTAGATGTCACTCGGCGTAAACTGTTAGGTCCAAAGGCCGTTAAACTGCATTGGGATACGTGGCAAGCGGCTGTGAAAAGCGTTGTTGTCACACCACCCGCAACATGCTACTTTGAAGGGGCTGATGTGGAGGATTTCTTCAGACATATGCAAACTCTCGGACTGAGTGTCGTGCATGACCCAAGGTATGCGGATGGACACGATGAGTAAAACTAAAGAAATTTACGAGATAAAACTAGGTAGAAACTGGACTGAGGTTGAGATTATTGGATACTTTAGAGGTCAAGTTGTCGTAGGATGGGTGAATGAGCGTGATGGTCTTGTCAATGTTGACATCAGAGACAGAACAGAGCTTCGACATTGCGTGAGGCACTTCAATCCTGAAAATACTCAGGAATATGCTGATTTCTATGTTCCATTCATGTATGATAAGTAAAAAATTTAAAGGAGAAATAAAATGAGTCTGGCATTAATTGTATACTTAATCGCTGTTATTCCAAAAATTGGAGTTGCTGCTTGGGTTATTCTTGTATTAGTAGGAATTCTGTACTTTGTTATGACAATTTCAAGCAGCGTAGATCTTGATGTCTATGGGGGTTATGGGGAAGAACATTCCTCAGTTAAAAAGGCACGCAGCACAAGAAAGTTCATGCGTAATAAGATTTGGATTCCTTTTACACTTTTAATTGTTGCTGTGGTTGTGCCATCTAAAGAAACACTTTACACAATGGTGGCTGCATATGGTGTTGAAAAACTTGTAGATAACCCCGTAGCTCAAGACTTGGCTAGTGATGGTGTGGATGTCCTCAAGCAGCTGATGGCTAAAGCTAAACGTGAGCTAACTGAAGACACGCCTAAGAAATAATTGAAAAAATATACCAAAGCCCTGTTGACTCAGGGCTTTTTCATGCCTATAATTCCCCTAACGAAACAGATTAAAGCTTTAGGAGACAGGTCATGAGCCGCATGTATATAGTCAATCATTGGAATGACGCTGCTGCCTACTCAGGTGAGCAGATTGGTGACCGCCTGAAAGATTCACAGGCTTTGCATTTCAATCGTGACGGCAGTGCTAACGTTAACCTCTACTCTGAAGAGACAGCACAGGCTAAGAAGAAAACTTCTATTCCTCTCAAGAATCGCATTTTGCCACAGGTTGTACGTGTTGAAAAACTCACTGCCCAAATGGTTGAACTGTGCGATGAGTACAAACAAGGTCTCCACACAAAGGAAGACTACAGCTTGCTTCTGTCAGTGATTTCTGCCAAACGCGCTCGTGCTGAAGAATTGCTCGCTAAAGCTGTGTCGGTTAAGGCTCCGTTTGAGCAAGAAGAATCTTCGGAAGACGAAACCAGTGCACAACACTCCCCACAGGTTAACTCGCCTATTACTCCTGAAAAACCCGTACCAATAGCCGTAAATTGTGTGAATAAAGCTTGCAACTCAGCATTGAAGGATGCTATGATTCTAATCACAGGGGCAGCAAGCTTGCTAGCTCTGGTTAAATTCTTTTTCTGAGGATACAGGAATGTTTCAATTAGACGTTATGCGATTTCTTGTAATGCAGTTTGACAACCAAACCGACTCTATGATTCAAATTAGTCCATCACTAAGCCTAGATAATGCAAGAAAGTTCATCGCAAATAGTCGGGATTGTGAGCCAACTTTAGAGTTCTATTTAATTGCAGTATTGGAGGAATAACCATGAACACAGCATACAACACATTTGCACAAGCAATGAACAGTATTGAACACTTCCACTCTGAAGGTTATAAGAGTTTCAAATTGTTTAAAGAAAATCGTATGTGGTATATTGAGGTGAAAGCATGATCACTCTAGAAGAGTACATTAGGCTTCGTAAAGCTGAGCTTGAAAGCTTTTACGGCCATTGGCTAGCACAACATGACGATGACCCAGACAATTGGCCTATGCAGATGAATTATCCTGATTGGGCTGAACAGGAAATGATGATCAACGACGTTTAACTACCTCTGCCAACAACATGACACAACAACGCGTTCTCCAAACACACAATCAGCGACATGAAAATAATTTGAAAATTCTTTCTAAACCCTCTTGATTGAGGGTTTCTTTTCGCCTATAATTTACCTCAAGCACACAAACAAAGCTTTCTGGAGAATACACATGACTGGTCAACTTTTTTGCGTTTTTTACAGCACACGCCACAATGCCAAGATGATGGTAAGTGTCGGTAAGCTGTGTGTGTTTATTCACGCACATGATGGCGTAGAAGCTTGTGTCAAGGCCATTAGCCTGTTGTCTGAGGATGATGTGTTGATTGAGGGCGTTGAAAAGATTTGCTGATTAGGTGTTGACAGGATTTCTAGATAGCGTAAACTGAACACAAGAAAGCAAACACACAGGACACACAGCGATGAACTTCACTAAAATCATCCTCACTAACGTATCCACTCAAACCATTTTACACACATTCCCTTTCAATCAAACTAATGAAAGAATTGCTGACAAAATGGCTAGGGAGTGGAATATGGGGAAAGGAAGTAGGATGGGGCTTGTGGGTGTGGTTTATAAATAGTAAATTAATTAAATAATTGGAGAGATGAGATGAAGACTTTCAAAGCTGTGTTTATTAAGAATGGTTTGAAATACGAAACCTACTGGCAAGCGCTCTCTAAAGATAACTGCATTGATGATATTGAAAAGTTATTCACTTGTGAACCAGATTACGGCTCAATCAAACCTCAAAATGCTGTCATGTCTGTTGAAGAAATGCCTGATGTCGAGGATGAGAGCTCGGAGTGGGAAGATACTTTTGGTGCGGACTATGAGTCTTAAATGATGCTGATTAAATTAATAACCCTCTTCGGGGGGGGGGTTTCTGTTGTTTATTAGGAGAAATAGATGAAGAAGCAAGTGTGGCCTGTATTAGGTACTGATGATTGTAATTACAACCCTAGAGCAGTTCTAGGTGTTTACACCAAAGAGCAAGATGCTAATAAAGCATTGGAATGGTACCAAGAGTCTGGGGAATACTATTGGATTGAAACATCCACTCTCTACGACAGTTTTACTGATAAATAAAATGACTGAGAAACTATCACAAGAAGAGGTGGATGCCATGATGTTGAGAGTCGAAGCTAATGCAGACTACTTGATTAAGTTAGGCAAGAAAGGCTGGGTAAAACAGCGCAAGGCAGCACGTAAGCTTAAAGAGTACATGCATGATCTAGAGCAACAAGAGCGTCTAATTGAAATTGAGGAGGAAAAACTAATTGAGCCGCAAAGATAAGGAACTTGCCTACAAGCTTCGGGAGCAAGGCTACAGCTACGCTGAGATAAGTCAAGAGTCTGGTTATTCTGTAGACTGGTGCAAAAAGAATCTAAAGGATACCTATAAAGGTTTGGTTAATGACATTAGATTTCTCTTCTCTGAAGATTGGTATATGAAAGAAGGTAATCAGTGGCCTCTTTACATTGATGACATCGTATCAGGTATTGCACGCCTAGACTGGTATGGTGAACGTGAACAACAGATACCATTGTCAACAGTTAAGATCATTAGTTGCTTTCTTTGGCTAGATGTTATTAATGCACAAAACATTAGCTTGTTAACAGGACTGGGGAAGAAACATTCTGAGAAATATGAAAGAGCTTGTCGGCTAGCTTATCCCTTCTTGAAAAGATCAATTGACGGGCCTAACAGGTTTAGGCGGTATCCGTCTCAATCTATTGTTTGTTATGCAAATGGTATTGCTGAAGGGTATGACAAAGGTCAAACTAGGAAGCTTAAGTAAAATGCACTTTTGGATTGCATTACTTATAGTCAGTTTATAGTGGAAAGAAGATAACCTTATAGAGAATCTCTATCAACACAACAGAAGTAATAGAAAAGAAAACAGAAATAATCTTTAATTTCTTGTTGACGTGTATCGTGGGTTGTCTTAGAATAGACACATCAAAACGAAACACTAAGCAAGGATAGAGAATATGAACCTCACCAAAGAACAAGTAATTGAGCAACTTAGCAAGTTCACCCTCATTGGTGATGGTAAGATCATGTTTAAAGTGATTGACTACAGTGAGAATCGTTTTGCACCTGAAATGGTTGCATACCGTGTTCATTACACAGATTATACTGGTAAGCGTTGCAAAGTAACTTACTATCCTAACACAGTTGGTTTTCAGTGGAGCTGATCAGAATGTTTAACTATCCAGACCAAGCAAAGAATGAAGCCACACATACTGATGATATGGGGAATCTTTACCGGGTGTTAGGAGATAAACCTGTTGAGTTTTGTGTTGACTATTGGGATAGGCGAATGGATCGTTGGTGTCAAGATATAGGTAAGACATTTCCCTACTTAGTCAAGTTAGTAAAATAACTTATAGCCCTATAGCCCACGTTGAGTGGGCTTAGCTTTGCCTGTAATCCTTCAATAAACAATCTCTATCAATCCACAGCTAACAATAGAAAATAAGAAAGAAAATAGCTCTTGACCTTAGCTTTGAAAGGAGTAGAATTAGCTTATCGAAACGAAACACACTGAACAGGAAGAATTAAAGTGAAACGTGAACAGTTCCTTATCACCAGCACTGAATGTCACAATGTAGTTAAGTACAAGTGGAACTCAGCTAATCGTGAAGTGGAAAACTTGATTGGTGAGGTTGCTAATGAAGACGGTGAGCGTTGGAGCCTTGTGCAATCTGAATCTGAAAAAGATGGTAAGTTTCATATATCAGGTGTTAGGGTATGGGAAAGAACAGATGGTAAACAAATCACCTTCTTTATCACTAAAGTTGCATAAGGAAATATATAATGTTTAGTGCCTACGCTCTGATGGTAGCAGTAATGATCAATGGTGAAGTGTACGAATCAGTTCCATTTGTATTCGACACTAAACAAGAATGTCTTGCATATGAGAAGGCTGTGACAAAAGATTATTATGAGACCAAATGCTTTAAAGGGACATTTAAGACAGAGAATAAGTAAAGGAAATAGATATGAAAATTACATATGATGTATTTGACAAGACAGGGATTGCAGAGACGTATCTGATCAAGGTGTCGAGCTTACAAGATAGCTCAAAAGACTATCTAGGGGATCTTGTCTATGATGTTCTAGAGGGAGATACGTCGCTATTGGACGAATTCCAACGTGTTGATATGGAGATTTATTGCAGCAATGAGTATGTCAGATGGTGGAGTGATTACATGAAAGGCTAGATCTTAAGTTTTTAAATAGGAGAAATAACATGTTCGAATACATGCCACATTTTGAAGATAACCTGGGCAACACCTGGGAAGTGAATACAATTAATTTTGTACTCATGGGGTTTGGTCGTGGCTTGTTCATAACAGCCTATTGTCAAGAACTAAAGCAAGAAAAGACCTTCACTTACGCCTATCTCAAAGATGAGCTTGTACAATGGAATTCTTGCGAGACAGTGGACTGTCTACCCCTTGATGGTAATTTCCAATCAATCTGTCAGAAAATGTTCAAAGCTTTTGACAATCAGGAATAATCAAATATGTTTATTGAAGAAATGATTTTTAGTGGTAAGCACTATTATCGTCAGAACGAGCTACAAGCTTGCCTAGAGGCTTGTAAAGCTTTGCCTGTCGAGTCGTTCCAGACACACTACAACGTCACATCAGGGACTAGCTCAGCCTGGTGGACGCACCAGAAAGTAAGCATCTGTTTTAAGGTGGAGTTTAACACTTGCCAGGAAATGCTAGCTCACTGCAATAACCTGGTAGAAGTACCAGACATCCCTACACACGATAAATGGAACAGACCGGTCATTGACCTGGTAAGCCAGGATGCATACAAAAAGATTATTAAAATTCTTGAAAATACGTTTTCTCCTGAAAATACCCCTTGCACTCTCTAGGCAATCTGATAGAATCAATCCCATGAAGAGGAAACATTCTGTTCCTCAAGTCTCTAGGAGAGACGCTATGAACGCCATCACTATCCTCCGTTCTGACATGATTGTTTTCTGTCTTGATGAAGCTATCGCCAAGGCTTTCAACGAGCCTACAGACATCGTTAAAGAGGGTTTGACCGGTACAGGTTACGGAACTGTTGAAATCAATGGTAAAGCATATGACTGGACACAGAGTCATGATCGATTCAGGTTCTTTCCTGCTGAATAATACTAGGGGCCGAAAGACCCTTTTCTTTTCTCTAAAATAAATCAAAATAGTTGTTGACCAGATTATCCGCTGTCGCTAGAATAAACACATACAGAGACAGAACGTCTCGCCAGATTCAGACTGGGTTCTTCTGAAGGGAGTTTTACCATGAACAACGAAATTGCAGTTTCCTTCGCTTCCCTGGTAAAATCCAATAACGGTTTCTTTAAATCTGAAAAGCAATCAGCTTTTCTGCTCTCCAAGTGCCAGGATACGAACACATTTGTTTGTGGCGGTTCTGTCTATAACAATTCTTTCACAATGTTTTACATCTGCGATTCCCTGGGTGTGGTCAAGGTTGAAAAGTACACACCTAAATCTGGTAAGACTGTCACCACATGGGGGCGTCAGACAGAGGAACAATATCAAGCAAACCTGGCTACCAAGGAAGCTTCCAAAGCCCGTGACATTGCTTTACAGGAAGCTCAAATGGCTAAGTTCCAAGCTCGCCAGGATGCTTTCAACAAAGCCCTCCTAGTTGCTCAAGAGATTGTTAAGGGTGAGATGATTAAAGCCGGTAGTGATGAAGGTATGGCTACTCGTGCAGTGTCCCGTATCCTCAAGGATCAAGATGGAATCACATCTTGCATGGATGCCCTGGTTAAGTTCCCTGAGTTCGTAGTTGCCTGGGAGGCATACAACAATGAACCTGGAGTGTAAAAGCTCCCTGGTGAGCTAATAGGCGCCTTCGGGCGCCTTTGTCTTGTCTAAAATAATCTGTAAATACATGAAAATAATTGTTGACGGACATTCTGATTCTGTTAGAATGAACACATAGAAACAAACAACTAAACACAGGAAGAAAGAATATGACTACTCAAAAAGAACTGACACTGTGGTCTGCACGTACTTCGGTAGCTCAAGGTAATCACTTTGTGGCTGAGCGTAAAGTAACTGAAGAAACCGCCCAAGAGTGGCTTAAAATTTTCCGTGAAGATGAACCTAATGTTTTGTTCCTAGTGTGCAAGAATAAGCCTAAAAATAAATAAGCTAGCAGGAAGCTATAACGTCCCACATTGTGGGACGTAGTTGTTTGTTGTCATATTGACAACTGTTTAATTCTACTCTCCAACTATCCCCTCTCAAATCCCCTTCTAAACCTTGTCTCTCAAGCTCTGTAGTCACTCTATTAGGTACTATAACTTGCCTGTAATGTGACCACTATCAGTAGGCGAGACTACCTTTAATAGTTAAGCACGATCAACATTCCCTCCTGTAACGTTATCATTCCACTCCACACTAACACAATCCTGTCAACAAATCCCTCCAACTATTACTATTTATCATCACATTGCCTGCATTAATAGCTTATGTCTATTATTGTGCAGAGTGGTTGCAAGTGTGCTTTGTCAAGGACTATCTGTCCATTAGTGTGTCATCTATCTTATTAGCTTAGTGTATTAGTCTAATCACATTAATCAATTCTGTTAGTCGGTAGTAGTGTTGGCACAGGATAAGCATGTATATAATGTGTGCCAAGATAGGTATGGTGTGGTGAATAGTGTCTATTAGATTGGGCTAGGAGATAGTAATAGTGTATTAAGAGGGAGACTATTAGGGAGAGAGTTGTGATAGAAATAATTCATCAGCATATTTGGCGATTCTGCTTGTCATATTGTGGTGGGTAGTGTAGGGTGTTAAGCCCTTCAGAAATAGCGACAGGTGTTTACAGACTACAGACCTTCAGCCATATTCTAGACAAAAAGAAAGAGGTCTTCTGTGTAAGCAAGACCTCTATTTTACAGGGGGTTGTTAATATTACTTGTGCTATGACTCAGATTTCTACTTCTCGCCAACCTCTCCATTTAAACTTAGCCTCAATTTCAAAGTTGTCTTGGTCATCCAGCCATACATCTAACATGAACCTACCAGTGTCCCCAAGATGAACATCCTTAAGAAGTGTTCCGTCGTAGAAGATATCATGGAGATACGCTGAACAAGGTGTTATGCTGGTAATGGACAAGCCATTTCGATCATCTTCATACTCAATAGAATATAGTGTCTTCATTTGTTATTCTCCAATATTTCCAAGGCACCTCTAAGATATCCCATGGCAAACTGTGTCACTAGATAATCAGGTGGGCATTGTCCATATTCATCTTTAAATCTTCCCTCTCTAACTCCTGTTGAACAGTACTCTGAATACAAGTCTAGATTATCTAGTGCTGTCTTCAGCAAACCTTCCACTGTTGGTGTGTCTTCCATATTAGCTACAAATAACCCCATACTATTCTAGCTCCTCAAGCAGTTCTGGATGCTCTCGTGTAAACTGTTCTTCCATATCCTCATCTACCTTAACTTCTTTTTTATTACACCGTATGCAGTAGTAATTATCAATCCAAGGCACTATACCAGCATCTAAGTTCAATCTATAGCTGTGCTCACACTGATCTTTCAAAGCATTCTTAAGATGTCTATATTTCTCTCTGATAGGAGCAGCAACAACTTGAATCTCATCACGCTCTAGTCTATCCAGTTCACGTATGGCTCTAGATATTTCTCTTTGTGTTAGCTCCGGTGCTTCACTCATATTTTCATCTCTACTATAAAATAATTTAGCCTCTTAATTGAGGCTTGTTCAAACAGCTTGTGTTAATACCTATCCACTTGTACACCCAACTTCTTATAGAAGTTCTCACTACCAATAACACCGTACCCTGCACACTTAACTTTGTCTCCAAACCTGTTTACAAGCTTTGTACCCAACCCTTTACGCCTCCACTCCTTACGAACAAATACAGACACAAGACCATCAGACTTGGTTAGGAGTGCAACAGCTACAGGCTTCTTATTTTTGTATTCAAGCTTAATGTCATACAGCTTAGGATAGTCTACAGCATATAGCAGCTCCTCTCTGAGCATCCAACCATTAACGAATAGGCGATGAGTGAGTGCAAGTTTAGCTTTCTGTGCTGTTGATAGTCTCATCACATCTTTTCCTTCTTAGGCATCTCTTCCAATTGCTCTAAATCATTTTCATAGAACAGTCTATTATCCATCCACTCCTGTTCCTCCCAATTGTAATACATCATGTCTTCCTCATATTCTTCGTCTGTCATACATCCTCCAAATAAACCCTCATAGCCCACGTCACTTGCCTACGCAAGCCTTCTTTGTAGTCATATATCACCCCATCCACAACAGATAAGGCGTGACCCCTTACACAGACATAGAATCGTCCTTCACTGTGTTTTTCAATGAAATTCTTCAATGTAATTCTGTTAGCTCTGCTATAAGGGCCCACTTTATATTTAGTATTCTTCAAGCTTGGTACTACCACTTCACGACTAACAATTCCCTTTCTGTTTTGCCTTCGACAATGCTTCTTCAAATGAGCATGAGCTTTCTCGTAGCTTGTGTTAAATGTTATAGCAAAAGCTTTGACAGTGCAATCATTTGATTCTCTCATGTTCTTTGTGTTTGTACTGAACATGTCAGCTACGTTTTTGAATTCCATACCTATAACACCTCTCTAATAGCTTCTTCCAAGCTAATTCTCTGCACATTTATCCCTTGTGCAGCTGCTTTCTCAACAATCCCTCTCAACACCGCCTCCCCATAACTTGAGAGCTTTGTGCTGTGTTTGTTCACAACATATTGACTACCTGAATACCCTGAGACAATATAACTCTGATAAGAGCTTTGTTCAATCTTAGTCACACCAGAGTTAAGCTTCCAAGCATCACCAGTAAGGTAACCCCCATGCCACACAGCGAATAGCTTGATAATCTTATTGTCATCTTTGTCAGATGAAATAGAAATGAATTGATAAGAGTCAGGATAGTAATCAGCCATCTTAATTATCCCCACCTTGAATCCGTGATTGGACTTGTTCCAACACCCCATCAATCAACATGGTAAGGTTCTCCCGAACAGTCTTTTGTTTATACCCTAGCTGCTCAAGCCTGTCAATTGTTCTTTGTGCAGAGACAAGTTCACACAGAAGGTTGGCTATTTCTAGCTTTATTTCAGTGTTCATATTTAGGCTCCATACATCCAGCAGCGAGCCTTGGTCCGAATGTATCTGGAATCATTAATGTAAAATACTGTCCTTTACGCTCTATACACTTTTTCATCACATCAAGGTAGTCAGAAGACGTTGGACTGCATCCAGCCAACAGAAGGGCAGTAGTTACCAAAGTGAAAAACTTCATTCTTTACCCCTCAAATACTCTTCTACAGCCTTCATCTGATCAATGAATGTAAAGCTGCTCATCTTGGCAATATTTGGAGTGATGTCCACCAAAACTGCTCCCTTCTCCCTGCCACACCAGATAAGGAAGTCTTTAATCACTTGTTCTTCAAATGTCGGTGGTGTGTACTCTTTCATTTGTCTAATCCTGTGAATTGTAGAACTTGCTGTATTTCCTCAGCACTCATTCCATCACAAAGAGTGAGGTATCTTAGTTTCTGTATTTCTTTTAGCTTAGGCTTCCAGTGACTAAGCACTTTCTCAACACCTTGCCAACTATCTTGTATTGAAATAAGCCCAATCATACTTTCTGTAATATGATGGTGCTCTAGCAAATAATCTTCTCTGTTCAAACTTTATTCTCCTAAGTATAAACTGGTATAATTCAATTTACAAGATAAACAATATTGCCCAGCTCAATGATAGCTGAAAGCTCATTGTATGTCTTGTTCCCATCAGCTATTGGAAGGAACGTATAGAACTTCCCATCCTTCTTTGTGACAGTGTATAGCCCCTCAAATTGTGCATATTCTATAAAGCTAATATCTGTAATCACTTTCCCATTGGATGCAAGGAAATATGTTGTCCCTTTACTTGTCTTACGTGTTTTAATAATGTCCATTAGTATTTCCTAGTTTCCTTTACAATCGATACCACCACAATAGGCACGGTGATAGGCCAGAATATAGCAGATAGAACAGAAGCCTTCCAGTTATATTTGTGTTTAGCAGACAAACAGACTAGTGCGTCAATATACACTACAATAAGTGTCACTATAAGCATGGTTAAGATAAACATTTAGTCATCTCCATAAAATTCTTCAAGGAAGACAGTGATCAATAACATCAATGTCCAGAATACAATCAGTATAAACCCTATGATGATCATGATGCAAGTATCTCAGCAAGTAACATTTCTTTCTGCTCTGTTGTCAGATACTTTGCACGAACAATTATTGAATTGTGCTTACGTGT